GACTCTGATATTATGAAACTTCAAGGACAAATAGAATATCAATCTACAATTGTTGAAGCTCTTAAAGATATTATGGACAATATAAAGTGGAGACAGTCTACAATTAAAAATATCATAGATTGGAAGCGATTTACGTCAGGCGTTTAATGACAAACCTAGGCATAACTAAAGTTGACGAAACGTCATTGAGAATAGTCTCTAATGATTCTGGAATTCTTATGGAGCTTTCAGAACATTTTACATTTTATGCTGAAGGCTATAAGTTTATGCCAGCGTATAGAAATAAATTATGGGATGGACGCGTTAGATTATATAATACTAAAACATCAACACTACCATATGGACTGTTGTTTGAAGTGTTAAAGTTTGCAAACTCTCATGGTTATAGTTATGAATTGCATCCTAGCATAACTGAACGAGATATACCAACATCACAGTCATTGTTAGACTATGCAAACAGTCTACATATAACGAGTGGTGGAACGCAGATAACACCACGAGACTATCAGTATGATGCCTATGTACATGCTTGCACTGAAGGACGTGGACTCGTAATATCTCCTACAGGTTCTGGAAAAAGTTTAATTATCTATTTATGTGTTCGTTGGTTTTTAGAACACTATGACCAAAAGGTATTGATTGTAGTGCCTACAACATCACTCGTTCACCAAATGACAAAAGACTTTGAAGAGTATTCTAAATCTGATGATACATTTAATGTTGAAGATAGTGTATCTATGATAATGAGCGGATATGATAAAAATCCCCAAAAAAATAAAATTAAATTGACTATGGAAGATGGATCAATACAGTCGTATTTTCCAAATGATATAGTAAATACTAGTAATAGAGGTAAAATTAAAGCTGGTGATTTAACTTTAAAAGATGACATAGTATAAATATACCTATAACAACCTTTGTAGGTATGAATTACTTTTTAAATGAACTTAATAATCTTGCGATAAGCAATAAATATACAAAATGGTATAATGCCTTAATCAATCGCGCTATATCTAGGAATATATTAGATAATCCTATTGAAAACCACCATATATTTCCAGTTTCGTTTAATCGTGATTGGAAAAATAAAAATGATAACAAAGTAGTTCTTACGATTCGGGAACATTTTATTTGTCATTTACTTTTAACAAAGATGTTTTTTGGAGAAAATAGGTTAAAAATGGTTAGAGCGATGTTCTTTCTAAATCGCAGAAATAAATCTAAATCTTCAAGACAATATCTTGATTATAAATTGATTTGGATAGATCATATGCAGAAAAATAATCCATTATTTGATGATAATACCAAACAGAAAATTAGTAAGGCTTTAAGTGGGAGAACTAAAGAAACTCATGATTATATTAGAATCGCTAATATAAAAAAATCACAATATACTGCTGAGAATTCACAATGGCTACGAGATTCGCGAAATAAATTCAATGAAACTATTGCTAAGATGACAAAAGAAGAGCGGAAACAGAAATTTGGACATGAATGGTCTGATGAAGTTAGAAAAAAGTTTAGTTTAGAACGAACTGGTCAAACAAAGGAAAATTCAGATCGTGTTCGCAAAATGTCGAAAACTAAAATAAAAAATAATTCCTTATTAAGCGCTGAAGAACGTAAAGCCAAACATTCTACTACTACAGGAATGAAATGGTATCATAATGATGAATTACGAATTTCAAAGTTAATGTTTCCTATTATAGATAATAATGAATGGGTGTTAGGCAGAAAAAAATATGAAAATATCTAAAATTGATATCATTGAAACTCCATCGCCTGTTATTATTACTACATGGCAAAGCGCAATCACATTACAAAAATCCTGGTTTCAAAGCTATGGTATGGTTATAGGAGATGAAGCACATCTCTTCAAAGCAAAAAGTTTAAATACGATTATGTCTGCATGTGTTAATGCATGTTATCGCATAGGCACTACTGGCACCCTTGATGGCAGTCTTTGCAATGAACGAGTACTTGTTGGCAATTTTGGTCCAACTCATCGAGTAATTACAACAAAAGAGCTTATTGATAACGATACTCTTGCTGCATTAAAAATTAAATGTATTGTATGCAACCACAGTGATGAACTTAAAAAGGTAATCTCTAAAGCCGACTATCAAACTGAGATAGATGCAATTGTGACTCATGCTGGTCGAAACTCTTTTATAGCAAACCTTGCACTCGATCAAAAGGGCAATACACTCGTACTCTTTAATCTAGTTCAGAAACATGGCAAACCTCTTTTTGAACTTATAAGTAGTATTAATGGTGATTCTGATAGACATATATTCTATGTGTCTGGAGAAGTAGACGCAACAAACCGAGAACACATACGTGAATTAACTGAAACACAAAACAATGCAATTATTGTGGCGAGTGTTGGTACGTTTAGTACAGGAATCAATATCAAAAATCTGCACCAGATTATATTTGCTGCGCCAACAAAGAGTCAAATACGTGTATTGCAAAGCATTGGTCGAGGACTACGAAAATCTGATGATGGTCGACCAACAACAGTCTATGATATATCAGACAACTTCTCCTGGAAAAAGAAAAAGAATTACACGCTGCAACACGCAATAGAGCGTACCAAAATGTATGCAAAGGAAGGGTTTAACTATAAACTATATGAAATACCACTGCAATGATTGATGGCTTATATTCAAAAGTAAAAGATCTTGACATACGGGTCTTTACATTGTCGAGTGGTAAAGTTCTTATAGGAGAAGTTGTGCATGCCTATGAAGATGGCGTACAGTTAAATTATCCACTAGAAATAAGAAAAGCACTTGTAAAGTCTGGAGTCTATACCCAAGTAATGCTACCACTTGTAGCTGGGAATGACAGTGAAAATTGTATTGTCTATGATCGTAGTATTGAAACAGAATCTGATACATCTGATGAGGTTAAACGTAAATATACAGAAGCACTTATATATCAGAGACTACTTCACTTGATGTCCAATTCTTCTAAAGAAACAGATGAGAATGAATTGGATGAATCAGAAGATTTAAATTATCCCATTCCTGAAATTGATCCACCAGAAGAATCACAATCTGACGAAGAATTATGGAATATTTTCTTAGATCGTTGGAAGAATGTATGATGACTATCAAACAATCATAGATTATTATACACTCTTTTATAATCTATGTAAATAACAAAATTCACATAGATGTAAAAAAGTATTTACATTTGCAAAATATAGTATATAATGAAGCTATGAAAACTGAAAAGACAAAACGAAAATCACGCGGTGATGACTATGTCAACAATAAAGATTTCTCTACTGCTGTTGTTGAGTATGTAAGTGCAGTTACAGAGGATAAAGCAAGTGGTCGAGAACCTCGACAAATTACCAACTATATTGGTGAATGCTTTATGAAGATTGCAAACGGACTGTCACGCAGCCCAAACTTTATGAATTATAGTTATCGTGAAGACATGGTTATGGATGCAGTAGAAAATTGTATCAAGGCCATTATGAATTATGACATCAATAAGCCAACGCGCACTGGCAATCCAAATGCATTTTCATATTTTACACAAATTTCATGGTATGCGTTTCTACGTCGTATTGCAAAAGAAAAGAAGCAGGCTGATATCAAGCAACTACTAATCGAAAAAGGTGGCATTGGAAACTTTGCTGAGTTTGAAGACGATTCAGACTATGGTGAATCGCTTGTCGAAAAGATGCGCCAGCGTAATGACGCTTTTTACAAAGAAAGCAATGAAGTTGCTGAGACAAGTGAAAAGCCACGCGCACAGAAAAAAGTCAAAGAAGAATCACAAAAGATTGGTGCTCTTGACAGTTTTATCTCATGAAAATAGCAATACTCACTGATACCCATACCGGTGTTAAAAATGGTAGCGACGTCTTTATAGACTACACTGAGCGGTTCTATTCTGAGGTCTTTTTTCCGGCCTGTCAGGCTCAGGGTATTACTCAGATACTTCATCTCGGTGATTACTTTGATCATCGTAAATATCTTAACTACAAAGTATTGGCACGTAACCGAGCCATGTTTCTTGACAAACTTGAAGAGTATGGCATGACCATGGATATTATTCCTGGTAATCATGACACATTTTTTAGAAATACAAATTCACTTTGTAGCCTTACTGAGTTATTGCAATATCATAGTAAGAATGTAAATGTGATTATGTCCCCTACGGTGCGAGACTATGATGGCCTCTCAGTTGCGTTGCTGCCATGGATTACGCCTGAAAATTATGCAGAGTCATGTGCCTTTATTGAAAAAGCACACGCGCCAATAATTGGAGCTCACTTGGAACTTGCTGGATTTGAGATGATGAAGGGCGCTCCAGCAGTCAGTCATGGCATGTCAGCAGATTTGTTCTCTCGGTATGAAATGGTTCTCTCTGGTCACTATCACACAAAGAGCAGTCGTGGCAACATTCATTATCTTGGTGTGCCATATGAGATTACTTGGGCAGACTGCAATGACCCCAAATACTTTCATATATTAGACACAAACACCCGTGAACTTTCAGAGATTCGCAACCCGCTTTCACTCTTTAAAAGATTGACCTATGACGACACCCTTGGTCCTGTCACCCTAGTTGAACCAAGTGAAGTATCTGGAACATATATAAAGGTTGTTGTCACAGCTAAAAAAGATCCATATGCTTTTGATAAGTATATTGACTCAATAAACACTGCAGAACCATTTGATCTAAAAATCGTTGAATCATTTGTAGAATATTCTGCTGACTCTATAGATGATGACTGCATTGAGGTGTCTGATACTCCTTCACTCTTGAATAGTTATGTTGATGCAATTGAAACCGATCTCGATAAGACTCGTATAAAAACTAAACTTCAAGAACTCTATCTTGAATCTCAACTAATTGATGGCATATGATTATTTTTACTTCTTTAACATATTGTAATTTTTTAAGCGTAGGAGACAAAGAGATTACGATGAATCTAAATGATTCTCGTTCTACCTTGATTGTAGGTCATAATGGTTCAGGCAAATCACTTATGCTTGATGCATTGTCATTTGTACTTTTTGGCAAGCCTCATCGTAACATAAACAAGCCACAACTCGTTAACAGTATTAATGGTAAAAACTGTCTTGTGACTGTTGAGTTTAAATTAGGGCCATCACAATATAAGATTATTCGTGGTCTAAAGCCAAACATTTTTGAAATTTGGCAAAACGGAATACTCGTCAACCAGGAATCTCATTCGCGTGACTATCAAAAGTTACTTGAGACAAATATCTTAAAGTTGAATCATAAGAGTTTTCATCAGGTTGTTGTACTTGGTAGTAGCAACTTTATTCCGTTTATGCAACTCAGTACTCATCACCGGCGCGAAGTTATTGAGGACCTACTTGATATTGGTGTGTTTAGTAAGATGAATGCAGTGCTAAAAGAAAATGCGGCAAAACTTAAGGATAATTTAAAGGACACAGAAAACCAATTGTTTACCTTAAAAGAAAAAGTTGATTTACAAAAAAAGCATATCTTACGACTGCAGCAACTAAATGAAAGTAATGCAGCAAAATATTCTGAAGAGATAGTAAATCTTCGAAATAACATTGATGAGATGATGACAGAAAATTTATCTCTTAGCTCGGAATATAGCAAGGCATATGGCAAGACTCAGCAGCAATTGCAACGTCATGAAAAAACAAAGGCTTCATTGCTTTCGTATGAGAGACAAATAAAAGACAACATTAAAAAAATTGTGTCTGACTCTCAATTTTATGAAAATAATACAGAGTGTCCAACATGTAACCAAACTATAGGCTCGGAGATTCGTGAACATAAAATTAGCGAATGCAAACATAGCGCGCAAGAATTAAATTCTGGATATGACAAGCTTAAAGAGTCTTTAGCTCAAACCGGAGATTCTATACAAGAAGTGTCAAGTGAGTTGCAAAGACTAAACTCTCTACATAATAAAATACACAGCAATCAAAACTTGGTTAGTGGGTTTGAAAAGCGAATCTCTGACTTGACAACGTTAATGAATACTCGTCATGAGACTTCAGAAGTCACTGATGCACAGTCTTCTCTTGACTCCATCTACTCTGAAAGAGAGAGCCTTCAGGAATTAAAGTCTACCCAACTTGAAGAGAGAATGTACAATGAGATTCTCGCTGAACTCTTAAAGGACACTGGAATAAAGACGAAAATTATTCGTCAGTATTTGCCAGTTATGAACAAACTTATAAATCACTATCTACAAATTTTAGACTTTTTTGTTTCATTTAACCTTGATGAAAATTTTACAGAGACGATACGCTCACGTCATCGCGATGACTTTTCATATAGTTCATTTAGTGAAGGAGAAAAACAACGAATAGATTTGAGTCTGCTCTTTGCATGGAGACAAGTCGCAAAGATGAAAAATAGTAGCAATACAAATCTACTCATTCTCGACGAAGTATTTGACGCAAGTCTTGATTCTGATGGTATTGACAACCTACTTAAGATTATGAACACCCTTGATGCAGACACACGCATATTTGTGATTAGTCATAAGCAGGATCTTCTAGAAGGCAAATTTGAGCAAAAAATCGAGTTTGAAAAGGTTAAAAACTTCACAAAAATCAAGGAAATGGCCTAATTGAAGGCCCCCGAAGTCTTTGGTAGCTTAACTTCCGCACTTTTTTCATAAATTTTCACTTTTTTATTTACAAGTGCCGATTTTTATGCTAGAATAGTCTCACAATGGTTGCAGTAGCAAATCGTGAGAGTCAAACAGTCCTAGCCAAACTCTTGGCTAAAGAGAACATTCAAGTTGCAATTGGCAACTACAAGACAGCATTCTTTGATGTCAAGAATCGTGTGCTTGGTCTTCCAACATGGAATACAGACAATAAGAATGTATCTGACTTACTTATTGGTCATGAAGTTGGACATGCTCTATATACTCCATCAGATGCAGTGACTCGTTTCAAAGAGAAGTTTCCTACTCTGCCATTTGATATTGGAAACATTGTTGAAGATGTTCGTATTGAACGACTTGTGCGAGACACATATCCAGGTCTTGTTCTCTCTTTTAAAAATGGTTATCGTCACTTTATCGAAAAAGACTTTTTTAAAATCTCTGGTGTTGACTTATCAACTCTTGGATTTGCTGATCGCCTCAATTTGCGTGCCAAAATCGGCCAACTAGTAGATGTGCCTCTCAACGAAAAAGAGACAGATATTTACAAACGATGCCTCTCTGCAAATACTTACGATGAAGTTTTACAAATTTGTGCAGACATTGCTGAAATGGTCAAAGGAGAAAAACCACAGACACAGCAGTCTCATGAATCCCAAGACTCTGAATGTTTTGAAACTGATGATGACACTGAGATTGATCCCACACAAGGTCAAGATTCTTCAAATTCAGATTCGCGAGGCAATGAACGAGACAGCGACACATCTTCAGACGAATCTTCAAATGAATCTTCAAATGAATCTTCAGATAATGGTGACGAACAGTCTTCTCAACAAACTGATCAAGAGGGCCAAAATCCAATGTCGAGTTCAAAGCCGCTTGATAACGACAACTCTTCTGATTCACAAGGCTCTGGAAATGAGGGAGGTCATTCATCAGTTGTTCAAGAACTACAATCTAAAACCATGCGTGAGGTTGAAAAAAATCTGCAAGACATGCAGGTTCGTGAAACAACTCATATAATGTGCAACAAGCCTTATGTCCAGGACATGATGTCAGCTATCATTCCAGTAAAAGAGATTATGGCTGCTCGTCGTCATGATGAATATCGCTACTCGGCCATTATGACAAACGAACAAGTTGTTCAAGACTGGACAGAGTTTGCTGCATCTACTAAAAAACATGTTGCAATTCTCGTCAAAGAGTTTGAACGTCGCAAGGCAGCATACCAATATAGCCGGGCAACTCGGTCTACTACTGGAGCACTAGACGTCAATCGCTTGCATTCCTATCGGTTTGAAGATCAAATTTTTAAGAGTGTCACTCGACTCGCAGACGCTAAAAATCACGGCATGGTATTTTTTATCGACTATTCTGGTTCGATGCGTGATACAATAGGTCGAGTGATCGTTCAGGCTCTTCAACTTGTGACATTTTGTAAAGCGGTCGGCATCCCCTTTGAAGTCTATGGATTCACAAGTCGCTATCACAATCCTAGTGAATCACAGTGTCCATTGCCTGGCTACAATCTTGACTTTTCTGACACCATCATATTTCAACTATTGCACTCACGCATGGCTCGCTCTGAGTTTGAAACTGCGTGTCGTGAACTCAAAGCTCAGACTATCTATCGTGATTCTTATGGTCGTGGCGAACTTGCATTTAACAGCAAATATGAAGTTATGAATGGTACACCTCTCAATGAAACTATTATTATTGCTCATGAGATTGTTCGCCGCTTTCGTGACAACTACAAGGTTCAAAAGATGAACACAATCTTTTTAACTGACGGCGATTCATGCCCTCCGCGCTATCGTAAAAATAACGTAGGTGAAGAGTATGAACACACCCACCCTCGTCCCTGGAACGCGACCAAAGTGTTGCCACTCTATGGTAAGAATATCGAGATGTTTACTAATCACTCTATCCGAAGCCTCTACCGTGATCTCGTCATGAGCCTCAAGAGGACATGTGATACCACAGTAATTGGTTTCTTTGTAGCTAACTACAAGTCAGACTATAAAAATAACTGCATCACTGCTCTTCGTAGCCGCAAACGTGATCTTTCATGGTCAGATGCTGTGATCGAGTTTAATGCACTACAAAAGATTGCTAGGAAAGAAAAGTGTCTTGCTATTCAAAATGGATTTGGCTATGATGCATATTTTGTCTTCGACTCTAAAAATGGACTCGATATTATCGAAGATGGTGACGAGTTTGTGAGTGAAGGCTTCTCAAAGGACGTGACTGACAACTCGTCACAAAATAAAATTGCCAAGGATTTTGCTAAATTCAATACTGAAAAACGTGTTTCTAGAGTGTTTTTGAATAAATTTGCTGAGTTTATTGCATAAAAGTGAAAAAAAGTGAGTTTTTTATCATTTTCTTATGTACAAATCGTGAATTTTAGTGTATAATCATCCTGTAAGCAAAAGCAACCACAACATACAAAATATGACAAACGAACAAAAAGCATCTGTCCTCAAAGAATTGTTTGCTAACAATGATCCAAAATCTGTCTCTAGCAAGACAATTTTTGACGCTGGTCGGACCCATTCCCTAAAGTTTAGGGAAATTGATGAAGTCTTTATCAAGCGTGCGCGAAAAGTTGGTCGTGGTAAATTTGACATCTCTGGACTGCTCGATACAGAGTCAAGCATTCCAACCGCACCAGTCTCAGTGCAGGAAGTTCCTCAGCATGCAATGAAACTTGCTTGTGCAGTGGCTTCGGTCTCGAATGATGAAATCTTCATTCCTGAAAATGACCATACCTTTGTTAAATGGGGTGAATATAAAACCATTCAAAAAATTATTGAATCACGAATGTTTTTTCCGCTCTATATCTCTGGTATGTCAGGCAATGGCAAAACTATGATGGTTGAACAAGCTTGCGCCAAACTCAAACGCGAGTATATTCGAGTACAAATCTCCCCTGAGACTGATGAAGATGATCTAATTGGTGGTTTTCGCTTGATAAATGGCGAGACTGTATTCCAAAAAGGTCCTGTGGTAAAAGCCATGGAGCGAGGTTGTATCTTGCTCATTGATGAGCTTGATCGCGGTAGCAATAAGATTATGTGTCTTCAGGGGGTGCTTGAAGGTAAGCCAATTCTAATCAAAAAGGTTGGTGAAGTCGTCACCCCGGCCCAAGGGTTCAATGTGATTGCTACTGCAAACACCAAGGGCCGGGGGTCAGATGACGGCCGCTACAGCGCGGCCAACATTATTGATGAAGCCTTTATTGAACGATTTGTGGCTACAATTGATCAACCATATCCTCCTTACAAGGTTGAACGCAACATCATCAGCAAACATATGGAGTATTTCAAAGTTGATGACAATGAATTTGTTGATAAGCTTGTTGCATGGAGCAGCGTTATTCGCAAAACATATGATGCAGAAGGGGTTGATGAACTCATCTCAACTCGTCGCTTGTGTCATATTGTCAAGGCTTATAGCATCTTCCACGATCGTTTGACCGCAATTGGAATGTGTATTGCTCGATTTGAAACTGAAACTCGTGAAGCATTTCTCGATCTTTACACCAAGATTGACAGCAACCAAATTCAGGCTGAAACAACCTCTGCAACTGAAACTCAAACACCAGAAGAACCACCATTTTAAACACTTTAGCGGTTGGTCTACGCTAAACCATGAATCTATAGACCAAAACTGAATAAACATAATTGAAACAGAAAACATATAATATGACTAAAATTGAAACAACCAAGTTGGCACGTCTCGTTAAGAACATGACTCAAAAGGAAGCTCTCTATGCTTTCCTTGAGCAAGGTCATGAATTCTCCGCTGCCGAAGCACGTAAGGCTGGTATTGCTGACCCAAGTCGTGTCATCAGCTCGCTTCGCAACGACCACGGTCTTGCAATCTACCTTAACCCACGCAAGACCCGTACTGGCGAGCGCATCAATCGCTATCGCCTTGGTACCCCACGTAAGAACGGCTAATTGCTAAGTTAAATATGCGGCAACAGTGTAAAAGCTGTTGCCGCATTTCTTCCCTATGAAAAAAACAAATGCCGAAGTTGGAGTTAAGTATGATTCGGAAAAACCCGACTATAGTCTAATTCCTCCACATGCTCTTGATGAAACAGTAAAGGCGCTCACATACGGCAAAAACAAATATTCTAGGGATAATTGGAAACTACTCGACGACGCCGAAAATCGCTATTTCGCCGCCGCTCAACGACACCTATGGGCTCTCCGCAAAGGAGAAACCTATGACCACGAGTCTGGATTGCATCATGCTGCACACGCAATGGCATGCATACTTTTTTACTATGAATTACAAATGCAAAAATAATTGCATTTACACTCGCTCTTTTTTGATATATAATACACTTACATTATGACTAAACTATCCTCTCAAACAATTGATATTCTAAAGAATTTCTCAGGCATCAACTCTAATCTTGTTGTAAAAGCAGGAGAACCACTCTCTACAATTTCTGAAGCCAAAAATATTATGGCAATTGCAGATATTACTGAACAATTCTCTGCTGATTTTGGTATCTATGACCTAAATGAATTTATCTCAATGTTTTCGCTACTTCAGGATCCAGATCTTGAGTTTACAAATGATAGTGTACAGTTTAAGTCTGGACGTACTCGTGCCTCTTACCGATTTGCAGATCAAAGTATTCTTACAAGTCCTAAGAATAAGATCAATATGCCGCAGTCTGATTTAACTGTAAACATTACTTCTGAACTACTCTCTCAAGTTCGTAAAGCAGCTGGAGTACTTGGTCATTCAATTGTTTCGTTGAAAGGCGAAGACGGAACTGTTACACTTTCTGTTGTTGATCCTAAAAACTCTTCAGCAAATACATTTTCAGTGGTATTAGATGAGAACAACTCACAACATGGTTCATTTGACCTGCAATTTTTGATTAATAATCTTAAAGTGCTTCCTGGTGACTATGTGGTGAATATCTCGTCAAAACTTATTAGCCACTGGAAAAATGAAAATACTCCAGTGCAATACTATATTGCTCTGGAAAAAACTTCAACGTTTAATAACTAATATATATATTACTATGGAAAAACAAACAACTGAACAAACAACTGGAAATGAAATCACTCTTGGTGATCTTATTTTGATGCATAACATTATTGCTACAGTATCTCGCCGTGGCGGGTTTGAAGCAAGTGAATTTAAACTTGTTGGATCGCTTTTTGAAAAGCTTAAAACATATGTCCCAGCAAAAGAAGACACTGCAGAAACCTCTAATACCTCTGATGAGCAACCAGACAATCAATTGAATTTTGATTTTGCTAAAGGAGAAACCGTAACTCAATAATATGTCAAAAGATAGGCTTGATGGGACTAGTGGCGGAGGAATACTATACGAGATATTTGCATTTCCTGGACGTGTGGTGCTATGGTTGCAATATATGAATCCTAAGGGAGGAATGGCAGGAGTAGCAGCATCTAAGCGTCGTGCCAATAGTCCCATCATGACCTTCATCTATGCGTTGGGTTTTTGGGCATTAGCAGGATTTATTGCATATATGCATTACTTTGGAGAAAAATAATATATTATGATTGAAATTGAAGACGATAAAACAAAACAAGAATTGCTTGGAGCGATTCGCGAAATTACTCTCGAACTGTCTAAGATGGACGAGAGCCGAGATGCCATCAAAGAAATTATCTCTGCAACCGCAGATGCCTTTGATTTGCCTAAACCATTAATTCGTAAGGTTGCTAAATTATACCATAAGAAAACTGCAGCACAGTTTGAAACTGAAGCAGAAGAAATTAAAAGTGTGTACAAACAAATCACTTTGGTATAATATAGTCACATATGAAAACTGATGAATTTCTTTGGGTAGAAAAGTATCGTCCCCAGACGATTGATGATTGTGTACTCCCCGCAGAGTTAAAGAAAACATTCAATGAAATAGTGCGGGGAGGTCAACTCCCCAATCTATTATTGGCTGGCTCTGCAGGCCTTGGAAAAACTACAGTTGCACGTGCGCTGTGTAATGTCTTGAACCTTGATTATATGTTGATCAATGGTTCTGAAGAAAGTGGTATTGATGTACTACGCAACAAGATTAAACAGTTCGCATCAACAGTATCATTAAATGGCGGATACAAAGTAGTTATTCTTGATGAGGCTGACTATCTTAACCCCCAGAGTACAATGCCTGCGTTGCGCGGGTTTATCGAAGAGTTTAGCAACAATTGTCGCTTTATCCTCACTTGCAATTTTAAGAATAAGATTATCGAACCACTACACAGTCGCTGTTCAGTAATTGAATTTAATACTACTAAAAAGTCGTTGGCTTCTCTTGCTGGTGACTTTATGAAACGGTTGATCTTTATTCTTAAGACTGAAGGAATCAAGTATCATGAGCAGACTCTTGCTGAACTTATCATTCGTTATGCCCCAGACTGGAGACGAGTGCTCAATGAGTGTCAACGATACAGCACGAGTGGCGAGATTCCAACTGCTATTTTGGTTGGTATGTCAGATCAGAGTATTGCTGAATTGGCTCGTTACCTTAAAAGCAAAGACTTCAAGTCGATGAGATCATGGGTTGTAAACAATAGCACACTCGATAGTGCAGTTGTTTTTCGTAAACTCTATGATTCACTCTATGATGTTGTCGCTCCATCTTCTATTCCGTCTGCAGTTCTTATTCTTGCCGACTATTCTTACAAAGCAGGATTTATGGCTGACAAAGAGTTGAATATGGTTGCATGCATGACAGAACTAATGGGAAATATTGAATGGGTGTAGAAAATAAAAAACTCTCGCCATTTGACTTTATTAATAGCATTAATGAAGGTCAAAATGGTAAAAATTTACTAGAAGCTTCGCGAGCAGATAACAGTGAAAGCCTTGATCATGATAGTCTAGATAAACAGTATGTGCCCTTTATAGTCAATCGCGGGCTGTCATACTTTAATGATACTATACTACTTGCAAATGAAATGAATAGACGAGCATTCTTGCCGCACAAGATGCAGTATGATTTTTTAAAACATTGTACACGTCCTCGTAAGCGATTTAGCAAATGGACAAAAAAGTCAGATGACTCTGAATATATAAAATGTATTATGGACGAATACTCGTATAGTGCTGAAAAGGCGCGAGCAGTATTCAGCCTGTTTACTCAAAATCAACTAACACAACTAAAAAACAAAAGAGATGTCGGAGGAAGCACGCGAAAAAGTAATTGAAGCAGAAGTATTGTCAGACACCCCAGTTGAAAAACTTCAGATTGATCCGTCTAAGTTTATTAAACGTATGATGGCAGGAGGTTGGAGGACATCTTCTAGCAAAAAGAATTTATCTCCAGGGCGAGTAGAAAAACGCCGCAAGAAAAATAAGGCTGCTAGAAAAAGTAGAGGGAGGTAAATTGTAAACACGATATATTATAAATATAGTATATCGTTATGACAGTACCACTTTCCCCCACAGATATCGTTGATTGGTCACCGCCTCAGATGCTTGAGGTGTATTTGAATGACCCTGATGACTTTTTAAAGATTAAAGAAACTCTTTCTCGCATTGGTGTCTCTTCTAAACGAGAAGAGAATGTGCTCTTTCAAAGTTGTCATATCTTGCATAAACAAGGGCGCTACTTTATTGTGCACTTTAAGGAACTCTTTATGCTTGATGGCAAGCCATCTACATTTATGTATGATGACATGTGTCGCCGAAATACAATTACAATTCTTCTTTCTGATTGGGGTTTGCTTGAAATTGTCAATAGAGATCAAGTGAAAGATACCACTAGTCTAAAACAAATTAAAATTATCTCTCACCGAGATAAAGCCAATTGGGACCTGCGTTCAAAATATAGCATTGGCAACGTTAAGAAAAAGGTATGAAAAGCTTCGTTGAGTATAACGCCTGTTCAATTCAAGAAGAGCATGACTACTACGAAGCTTTGTCACTTCTTGAAACTGCCGAGCTGACTGAAAACGTTTTAAATGGCTTGACCTCTGGAGTACGAGCCAAACTAGACTTTATAAAGACTCTCGCATCAACTGCTGGAGCAAATTTGCAAGACACTCTAACACTCTTTAAAGATAGTCGGGTTTTTAAGTTTTTTAGTGCGCTACGTTTTAACTTAGCTAATCTTTGGAAATCAATAAAGGCTGGTTTTGCAGCATATGCCCAAATACAACGGGCAATCGCAGAATATGTTTCAAAAACTAAAATTGGCAGATGGACAGAGGAGGCACTTCGTGATCTAGACGTCTGGCTACAAAAACACCCTGTTATAAAAAGAATAGGAGGCTTTGCTGTCGCAGGTCTGTTACTCTATATTTGGTTGAATATGTCATTTACAGGTGATTTGTCATATGACTTTGACTCTTCTGATATACTAGCTGCGCTTTCAGGAAATTTTGCGCTATCAACACTTTTTGCAGGCACAGAGGGTACGCGAATGTTATTACTATTTGTTACTGGAGTAATTGGTTTAAGCTTTCCATGGCCAGGACCTACAAGCGCAAAATTAGCATTGTCAGTGTTAAATGGCCTAAGAAAGATGGTAAAAACACGGTAAAAACGTAGTATTATAAATATAATATAACCATTATCACATATGTGCGTAGTAGCAGTAAAATACATTAAAAAGTTTGGTTGGGTAGGTGCAAAAAATCGCGATCGTAACTATCCTACGGAAATTAAAGTAGTTAACTCTAACCGTGATGGCATTCAAAGGTTGTTTATCGACGACCAAACTACTCGTTGGACAGAAGGCGTCAACGAATATGGACTATCAATTATAAGCGCTTCATTCAGCGTAAAGAGCGATGAAAAAGAAGGAGAAAAAGTGCTTTCTAAAAATAAGAAAAAAACACCAATCGTTTCTCCAGACGGTCTTGCAATACGCAATGCTCTTCGTATGAAGACTCCTGAAGCAGCAGCAAAATATCTTATAGAAAAAGAATTAGCTGGAGCTACATTCGTGTTTAATCCTGAAAAATGCTATTTGCTCGAAGGTGGATTTACTGTTAAAAAAGATGATGCTACTGCAGAAAATCCACGCAAGTATATACACAACTTAAAAGAAATAACTCGAGAAGAAGATCATTGTGTACGTACGAATCATGGCATCGATTTACCAATTCTTGGATATAGCAAAAAGGCAACAGATACTCATCTGCAAGCAGCTCGTAAAAGTTCAGAGACTCGTTGGGAAATAGTAAACAACTATCTTCGTGACAATGATATATCTGATCCTTATGAGTTTCTTGAAGCAATGTCTCAAAAGCCAAATGATGATAAGTTTATGAATCCGATCAGAACTGGAAATCTCAAAAAGGCAGACATGGTTACAACTGGTCAACTACTCTTAGTTGCAAAGGAACGTACCCTACACTATCGCCCAATATACTCAGCAGTATCATTTGACTATAAAAAGTTAAATTCAGAATCTGCAAAAACATTCTTTGAAATAATTTCTAGTAGAAAATTACTTTCTTTCAAAGAATTTGTACTTCCTGAATATAAATAAAGTTGTATAACCATGGTGGTTGTACCAGTAGATGCCAGAAATGGGTCTGCTGAACATATATAAAACTCGCTTAAAAAGGAGAAACGAAAATGAAAATAAGTACAACGTATAGGCCGTTTGGCATTGGGTTTGATCAACTCTTTCAAGAGTTTGATTCGATTAACAAAGAAAATTCGAATGTTTATCCGCCCCACAACGTGGTTAAACTCGACGAAGATAGGTTTGTCATTGAGTTGGCAGTCGCTGGATTCGCTGAGTCGGAACTCGACATCGAAACTGTAGAAAATTCGCTAGTGATCACTGGTGAAAAGTCTGAAAAAGACGAAAGAGAGTATGCCCACAAGGGTATTAGCGCACGTAAATTTACTCGGCGCTTCACGTTGGCAGAGCATGTCGTCGTGAGTGGGGCTTCTCTACAAAATGGAATCCTATCAATCTCGCTTGAGAAACAGGTTCCAGAAGAGAAGAAACCTCGCAAAATTGTAATAAACAAATAAATAAAAATTAATACATAAAATTAAACCGGCAAAGATTGCTGTTTACATCTTTGCCGGTTTATGTTATAATGCTCTTACATGATTAATGGATTCTATACTTGCATCGAGCGAAAGATGAATACTCTCCTGTACAGGGGATATGACGAAGACGGACAAAAGATTTATACAACATACAGGTTTCGTCCTGTAATGTATCTCGAAAGTAAGGATAGCAATGCAAAGTGGCGGTCTCTCGACGGGTTGCCTCTTGAACCAATGCGGTTTGAGAGCATGTCTGATTGCCGTGCGTTTATTAAGAGCTATGAAGGAATTGATAACTTTAAAATTTATGGAAATGATCGTCATATACCTGCTTTTATTCAGGCAGAATTTCCAAATGAAATTAAGTATAACCCTAAAAAAGTTGATGTCGTTTCTCTTGACATTGAGTGTAAGTCTGACAACGGTTTCCCAGAGCCATCGGTGGCTGATCAAGAAATAACAGCAATTGGACTTAAGAGCAGTCGGCTCGATCATTATATTGTTTGGGGCTTAAAGAACTATGACCCTTCGCAGTCAAGTATTCCTCATTTGAAAAAACAATTTAAACAATTTGATAGCGAATCTGAATTGTTGACAGATTTTTTATCTTGGTGGTCAGACACACTAAACACACCAGATGTAATTACCGGTTGGAACATTCGTTTGTTTGATATTCCATATCTCGTCAATCGCATCTCTCGTGTACTTGGTCAAGACTCTGCAAAAAAGATGTCGCCATGGAATTTTGTTGAACAAAAGTCTGTAATGATTAAAGGTAAAGAGAATTTCTTATACAACCTATATGGAATTCAGCAATTAGACTATCTTGACCTCTTTAAAAAGTTTGCAGCAAATACCTATGGCGCCCAAGAGTCTTATCGTCTTGATTTTATTGCTGAAGTTGTACTTGGACAAAACAAGATTGATTATAGTGAATATGGCACACTTACTGAACTTTATGAACGTGACTATCAAAAATTTATTGACTATAACATTGTTGACATTGAACTTATTGAACGTTTAGAAGCCAAACTCGGTCTTATCAACCTTGTGTTTACACTTGCATATTTTGGCGGCGTAAACTATGGAGATACATTAGGGACTGTTGCAATTTGGGACAGCATTATTTTTCGAAAACTTGCAACTCGAAAAATTGCGATTCCGCCAAACTCTCGATCATTTAAAACAGACTATGCTGGTGGATTTGTTAAAGACCCGCAAGTCGGTCGTCACCAATGGGTTATGAGTTTTGACCTTAACAGTCTCTATCCCAATCTTATTATTCAATATAATATGAGTCCTGAAACAATTGTGCCTCATATGAAAGTGGCATCATTGCAGAATGGTGGAGAAGACAAGATTTTAAACTCTGAACAAACATGGGCGCCAGAAGACAATCTTGCAGTTGCTGCAAATGGCGCATGCTTTCGTCGTGATAAACAAGGCATCCTTCCAGAAATTATTGAAGAATTATACAACCAACGTGTTGCAGTCAAACGACAAATGCTTGACTATGAGAAGGAAGCAGAGCTTACTGATAAAAAGACTGCGCGATATCATACACTTCAAATTGAAATTGATCGAGCGAGCAATCGGCAAATGTGTTTAAAGATTCTTCTTAATAGTTTGTATGGCGCAGCGGCAAACCAATATTTCAGATACTTTAACCTTGATATTGCAGAAGGTATCACGTTATCTGGTCAACTTGCAATTCATACCGCAGAAAATGCAGTAAATGAGTATTTGGCGAAGGCTCTTGCTGATAGCATTCCAAAGGATCGTATTGTAGCATCAGACACAGATTCAATCTATATTAACTTATCAGATGTTGTACAAAAATGCAATCCAAAAGACCCTCATGCATTTTTAATTAAATTTGGTAAAGAGGCTCTTGAACCAGTAATTCAAACAGCTTATGAAAACTTGTCACGTAAAACAAACTCTTATAAAAACACAATGGTAATGAAAGTAGAAAAGATTAGTAGTGTTGCTATCTTTACTGCCAAAAAACGATATATCCTAAACGTTCTTAGTAGCGAAGGTGTGCAGTATACAGAACCAAAAATTGTTATGAAAGGCATTGAGGCTATTAAAAGCAGTACTCCTAAAATTTGTCGCGAAGAGTTTAAAAAGATTTTTAAGATTTTAGTTACTGGTTCAGAGTCTGATATTCAATCAGAAGTTTCAAAGTTTCGTGATGTGTTTGACCACTATCCAATTGAAAAGATGGCATTTCCTAGGGGAGTGTCTGATATCAATAAATGGATGCAAAAAGTTGGTGTAAATGGTGTAAAAGTTCCATATAAGAGTGGCACACCAATTAACAGTCGTGCAGCAATTATGTACAACTCGTTGTTAAAACAACATGGCCTGACCCAACAATATCATCTTATTAAAGGTGGTGACAAGATTAAATACATCTATCTTAAAAAGGGTAATCCAACTGGTGAAAATGTTATTGGATTTATTGATACTTTGCCAACAGAATTTGAATTAGAAGGTTGGGTGGATCGTGACTTGCTTTTTGAAAAAACATTTTCTGATCCGCTACAACTGGTGCTTGATGCAGTTCATTGGAAAGCAATTCCAGTTGCAAGTCTTGAAGATTTTTTTAATTGAAACAAATATATACAATACATTATGAGTACAAATTGGGTAAAAGACATATATGATATGCATGCAAAGTATGGAGTGCATAAGGCAATTGAAAACTTTGACGCGGAAAAACTTAGACAGTTTCTACAGTTTCGTTTGAGTTTTCTTGAAGAAGAGCTTAATGAAACTAAGACTGCAGCAACCAGTGAACAAATAGACGCCGAAGAAGTAGTTGATGGACTAATTGATCTGTGTGTCGTTGCGATTGGAACTCTTGACGCGTTTGGAGTTAATGCCTATACAGCATGGAGTGCGGTGCATACAGCAAATATGAACAAACAAGTTGGAATAAAAGAATCTCGACCAAATCCACTAGGTCTTCCAGATCTTATTAAACCAGAAGGATGGTGTGCTCCTTCTCATGCAGGCAATCATGGCAAATTAAGTAGTTTATAAAATCATTTACATTCTATTTAGAATAGATTAGAATAGTCTTCGAATGCAATACAGTCTTACGATATTCACTTCTATCTTTGACAACAAGACGCATCGTCGAATGACGTTTGATAGTGTCGATGCCTTTGAAAAGTTGTTGTATAAACTTAGTGAACAACCAGGATACAAACCTAAAAAGGGAGAGTTTCGTACAGGCTCTCCACTTATAAGTCCTGCTCGCTTTGTTGAAAATGAAACGCGCAAAAATGTGAATGTAATTTCATGGGGCGGGTGGGCTGCACTTGATGTTGATGACTATAGTGGTTCATTTGAAGATGCTATAGTTGGGTTTAAAAACGCACGTTTCATCTGTTATTCTTCTGCAAGCAGTACGCCTGAAAAGCCAAAGTTTCGAGTTGTATTTCCACTCACATGCGAAGTGCCAGCAGAAAACATAAAACATTTTTGGTATGCACTAAACACAGAATACAACTCATTGGGAGATCCACAAACCAAGGACCTGTCTCGTATGTATTATGTGCCTGCTCGCTATCCTAACAGTCACTGCTTTATATTCTCACACCATGACGCTCCATTGTTGGATCCATATGCATTGATGGCAAAACATCCTTATGTTGCTAAAGAGACTGCGGCGACATTCCTTGACAAACTACCAGAACACATACGTTTAAAAGTCATAGAACACCGGCGTGAATCGCTTACAAATACTTCATATACATGGAAGTCATATCATGACTGTCCTTTCGTAAATAAAAATATGGTGTCTGATTATCGCAACATCCAACATTCTGGGTGGTACACACAAATGTACAAAATAATGATCAACATCTCTTCTAATGCAATGAAGCGAGGCTATCCTATTACCCCAGTTGAAGTTGCAACCCTTTGCAAAGAAATAGATCTCGAGACTGGAGGATGGTACAAATCCCGTCCAATGGAACTGGAGGCCTCCCGGGCCATAGAATTTGCCTCCCAAACATTGTAAATTCTCACATTTTTGACCTCCGGGAGGCCTCTAGATGATCGGTTTCTCTATACGGGGACACTGTCCGGGACCTTTTTTCACTTTTATGAAAAAAGTTGTGTACTTTCTGTGGGTTTTATGCTATAATAACCATGTAAGCAACAATATGACACCACAAACCAAAATGCAACTCGAAGCCCGTAAGTCACTCATCGCTAGCATCGCTCAGCGTCATGCTGCTGACCGTAAATTGATCAAGTCCTTTGAAGTTGAAGATAGTACTAAAGTTTCAAGTGACTATGATAATCTCGTTCAAGACGAATTTGCTCGAGTGCGTAAAGCTTCTACGTTCAATCCAATTAGTCTCTAATGAAAAAGATCAAAGCAAAAACTTTTGACTATTCACCCATTGCTCTGAGAGCGCTGACTCGTCATAAGATTGCTCCTCCAACAAAATTCTTTACAGACAGAAAAAAGGCAAGTTCTAAGCTTGCGTGCAGACTCAAATCTCATTGAATATGAAAGACTATATCCACACCACTCTACAACTTATTCTAAATACTGGCGAGACGTTCTGTACTCACTTTGACATCTCGCCAGATTTATTGACTGACACGGTTCAAGATTTTGTAGATCGCTACTACGTCAATAAAAGCTATTTTACTCATAATGGATTTAAAGTTGGAGTCATCACTCAAGTCGATGTACTTGGAGTAGAAGACGTATTGAAAATTGCCTAAGCGAATATGTACAAGATCAAAACTGAAACACTGCGTGACGTTAAAGAACGTCAAATACTATGGCTTCCCTGGATGCAAGAAAATTGTAAAGGTCTTAGTTTAGATTCACTAGTCGAGACGACCACCCAAATGTTGCCAATTGGAAACTATCTAGTCTCAATTAAACCAGCAAAATAGAAACACCAAACAATGACACTGCTAACCAAACTATTCGGCAATAAGTCTAAGTGCAAGAATACGAGACCACTCTATGGTTGGTCGATCTTTGCCCTTGATGACAGCGTTCATCTTTCAAGACGCGTCACAGAAGCACAACGTAAACAGATGCAACAACTGCCATGATTTTTACAGTTGAATATATTCAAAACGGATTTATCTTTGTAAGTTGGGTTGCTGCAGGTTGGCTCGTTGGAGCAGCAGTCACTGCATATCTGATGCGATCATCGAAAAATAAGTAAAAAGCAATATGTCAACATACGAAAAAAGAGTTCAAGAACTTGAAGATGAAGGTCTTACAACCTCAGATGCACAAGGAATTGCTGATATGGAATTTGAACAGGAAGCAGTGTATGAAAACTTTAACCAAATTTTTAGATGACAAATAGTGCTCAATATGAATTAGAAGTGTTGGTGTTATCGGTACCAGACAAATTAGTAGAATTGGGACTCATCGACAATGAAGACGAATATTCATTGTTCTATGCATTGCAGCATCGAGTTAATTCTATACGTTGTAAAAATTCTAAACGTTTAAATTTTTTTACTCGGTTAAAAAATAAGTTTTATGGCTGCTGTTGAAATCTTTTTGAATCGTGGCATAAGCCTCTACGAGGGTCGGTTTGCTAACTACAACCGACTCGTGTTCGAGTATGAGTCACGATTGTCTGGAGAGGATGCAGCAGAAGAGGCATACAAAATAATAAACTCCGCAACTTTTGAATTGCAAGATGACGAACTTGCGATTCAGGAAGAATATCTCGCCAACAATCAGGAAATTCTTGCCAGCGGAGATGTAGTAGCAGTTGACGCCGTTGCATATATCTGTTTACCGATAGGTTGGAAAAAGATGTAAAAAAGTGTGTACAACCCCTTATAGATAATATATAATACACTATGCAAGTAAATTTTGAAAACGTTGTAGTATTTATTGCATTCGGGCTCTATGCCATGGTATGCATTGCTCACGCATATAAACAAAACTATGCATGGGCTGTAGTCTGGGGAGGGTACGCTGTATCTAACTTGGGCTTAATTGTAGCGCAATCACTAACAAAATAAAAATTATGGGAATGTTCGATTATGTAAGAGTAGGAACAACTCTACCAGAGTTGCCAGACGCGATTATCTCTCATTGGGGAGATAAAGTAAGTGATATTGCCTTTCAAACGAAAGACACACCAAATCAAGCAATGTCAACCTATAGGATTGATGGGCATGGCCAATTATGGTTTAAGCAGGTTGAAGGTCGTTGGGAAAAGGGCGAAGAGGTTGCAGACGATGCACCGTTTAGTGAAAAGATAGCTGCAATGGGTCACTTTGTAGTCGAAGCGGAGTGGTATGAGAAAGAGCCATATACAGGAGCTATCAACTTTTATGAAAGCTATAATCATGCAGAATATAAATCTCCCGAGTTGGATTATGACAGTGATGATTGGAGACGCTTTGAATCCGGTTGGATTGAATATTGTGCATTGTTTAAAAATGGAAAGCTCGTTGAAGATATCACGCTTGTAGAGCATAGAGAGCCTAAAAAATATACTGATGAAGAGTATGCTGCCAGACAAAAGGAATGGGCGGCAGATCGCGAAAAGTGGGAAATAACTTTTAAAGAGAATCGTAAAAAATATCCTAGTGTTGAACAAAAGCTTATAGATAATATTGAACGTGAAACTAAACTAGCAACCGCAATATTTGATGAGCAAGACATATCAAATGCGCTGTCTAATATTAGAATTTTTATTAAAGAATATAGAGAAAAACATGATAAATGGTACGAACAATGAAAGTAAATGGTATAAGTTTCGTGGCAAGGTTTTTGAATGTAGTGAATCTATCATTCGTCAACTAAACCTTGCACTCGCATACAACAGAGCAAAAGAACGTTATGAAGAAGTTAAACCAAACACAACAAGAAAAAGTTGAGACTGCTAGAGCAGCAATCAAGCAACTTCAAGATGCAGAAGCTATCATCTATAGCAAACTCATCGAAGAGGTAGATCTAGATAATGACTGGCTCTATGACTATGTCTTCAACTGCGCAACTGAAGATGACTATTCTGCGATGGTAAGAAGAGAAATCTTTGAATAACTATGGCAGCAACAAATGATATTACTGGAGACTCAATTGCTTCACGAGTGCTTTCAGCTCAAGGTCGAGAAAACTTTGATGCTGCATTTAAGAAAAAATCTCTCTACAAATGGTATCTTGATGAAGGCATTATCATTGATGCTGAAGGAGAAGAATATCATACACCAGTCAGCTATTCTGAATTTAGAACACACTTTAGAAACAATAGATAAAATATGAAACTAATCTTAGCAAGTGCAAGTTGGTGCGGTCCGTGTCAAGTAGTTAAGGCACGATTGCAATCAGAAAATTTAAGTGATAGAATAGAAGTAAAAGATGCAGATACCGATATCTCTTTCTTTAAAGATCACGGCATCAAATCTGTGCCTCGCTTGTTAGTCATTGATGGCGAAACTGTTGTAGAAACAGTTCAAGGCACTGAAGATATTATTAAACGCATTAAGCAAGATCAATGAGCTATAACCTTTTTCTAGATGACATGCGCAAACCAGAGCATGCGTATATCCATCCTAAGCGTGATGGTAATAGCATCGTTATAACGTCGCATAGTTTAGAAAATATGTCTGGTGTGCCTAACGACAACTGGGTTGTTGTTCGTACCTATGAAGATTTTGTACAAACAATCGAAGAAAAGGGTATTCCTAATGCAGTAAGTTTTGATCATGATTTGGATGAAGAACATATACGTCACTATTATAAAGTAACTGAAAGCACTGGAGTTATTGAGTATAGTAATTTAAAAGTAAAAACTGGAAAACACTGTGCAGAATATTTTGTACAAAAGTATAAAGAACTGCAACCACCTCATATTCCCCACGTTTATATACACAGTGCAAATCAATGGGGAGTACAAGAAATTAAGCGAGCATTAAAAGAAATTTGTTAAAAATGATTAAAAGAATATTTCAAGATTTAGATGAGTGTATCTTGCATACATATGTAAACAGCATGCCGCCTACCGAGTATGTTGAGTTTATACTCAGTGAAGACATGCATACCTATCGTACGATGATTCGTCCGTGCGCAAAGCGACTCTTTGAATACTACAACAGTGTCGTAGGCAAAGAAAATGTTTATATTCTTACAAGCGCAACTCGTGACTATGCTGAAAGCTTGAATCGTCTTGGTGAGTTTGGTTTAGATAACGATCACATCTACACACGCGAAGACATTCAGCAGTATAGCATTTCACATGGCTATGGTGGTGAAGGCACTCTTCCAATGCCTATCGCTGATAAAGACAATGTTCTCATTGACAATCTTCCACCTCGCTATAATTACAACAAGATGGACATGATGGGCATCGTCACTAAAAACTACTATCAAACAAGAGAGTATTATGGCTTGAATGATGATGACGAATATTTCTTTGAAGATGTTGTAGAGTTTATCAAAGCGAGACTATGAAATATAAAATTACAATTAGCGAAGGATGCACAGCATTCTGTACTGAAATCAATGGTAGAGTTGTTGGTGGTGAAGATCCACGATATAGTTTTCCAGAAGAGGAAATTGACAAACTTATCGACTATCTTTGCGAGCGATTTAAAGAAGAGCGTAAGATGTGTACAGTGCTTCTCGACGATTTAATTAAGTGCTTTCAGCCAGACAGTTGGCACTATGATGACGAGCCATGTGATCAGTGTGGCGACACTGTAAGCTCGCAAACTTGGGAGTTATGATGCTTCTAATCGAAGATAAACAATCTTATGATACGAATTGCGAATTGATACAGCAATTTAGTTTAATCTACGAAGAAGCATTTCCAGATGAAAATGAAAGAGAAGAGTTGAGTTCGATTTACAATCGTTTAGATGCAAACTCAACTCCATTCACCTTTTTAATTTTTGATGTAATTGATAATAATGTTCAAGGTGGATTGGTCGTTGATGTTTATACAGAGAGTGAAATTGCTCACTTGATTTATATTGTAACCGATCCCAAATTAAGACAGCAAGGCGTTGCTAAAAAATTACTAAAATCATATCTACCAAAAGTACTAGAAAAGATTAACAAACAATTTAGCATTAGCATTGAAAATGTTGTCTTTGAATCTAATAATCCACGATTAACGCAGATAGATTCTTTTGATGCAAAATTGAGATTAGATATCTTTAGGAAATTAGGAGCCAAGCACATACCTATAAAATATATCCAACCTCCATTAGAAGGCAGATCAGAACGAGTTGACAATCTGTTTCTTTTTGTTTATACTCCGCATAACTATATCGATTCGCAAAAACTTATAAAATTTATTGGGCAACTATACTATGGATTAGGTATCCATAACTATGAAAGTGATGAAGACTATATATCAATGATTGAGTCGATTGAGTTAAGTACAATAAATAGCAAGATACAAATTTTATAAAAATGATTGAAATTTTAGTAGTTAGCGATATTCATCTTGGAACTTCAGTAAGCCAAAAAGAAAAGGTGCTAGAAGTTCTTTCGCTTGATTTTAATACATTATTAATCAACGGTGACTTGTTCGATAACTATTCTTTCAAACGCTATGACAAGCGTGATTGGAAAATTCTTGGAAAGATTCGCAAACTTTCAAAAACACATAATGTTATTTTAGTTAAGGGCAATCATGATAGTAATGCAGAATTTTTAAGTGCGATTACTGGCATGGAACTACTAGAAAATTATGCAACCACAATCAATAACAAAAGATTTTTCTTTGAGCATGGCGACAAGTATGATCATTGGATAAAACACCGACCATTATTAACTTGGTTTTTTACTGGTTTATATTATTGGATACAAAAGTTTGACAGGACTCATAAAACTTCAAGATTTTTGAAGCGATTGAGTAAATCGTGGATTGAAGCAAAAGATATTGTTTGTAAGAAATTCGTCGAGAAACACGGCAAAAAACATGATGTACTTCTTGCTGGTCACACACACTATGCAGAAGTAAGAAAAATCGATTCTTGCACCTATATAAATTCTGGTTCGTTTTGTGAGCATCGATGTTCTTATGTCGAGATTTATCCTGATGGAAAATTTAAATTAAAATACATTTAGTTGTTTACAAACCTAAGGAGTTATGGTATAATGAGCTTATGCAACCGCTAAGTCCAACTGAAATTTACTCTCTCATTGAATATGAGAAGTTGCGGAGTTTTGTCGAACTTGTGTCGAATGGCAAACGACCAGACGGCACATACAACTATTGTCGTGAAGCATTGGAAAAGAAAGCGCAGCAACTGTTGCAAGAATTAAAACAAATTAAACAAGACGGATTGAGAAATCTTTGCTAATATGAAGTTATGGAGAGTATGGGCTAAAGCAATGGGATCAAAGATTAGCGACAATGATCGCGAGTCTGATATCGCTGCAGTAGTAAGAACAATTTTCTGGATTGTAAATTTGATCACTTGCTTTTTTATTATGGCAAATACAATACGACACTGGTAGAATATGATTATGACAACTATTCCTGATAAAGCAGATTTAAAGCGAATCGACAAATACAATTCTTTGGATCAACTTATGATTCTTAAAGATATCTGTAATCGCATGTATATTGCACGAAACATTACAATGTCACAAGATTCGATGATTGACAACTTAGAAAAAATTGATAGACTGTTCAGAGATGAAAATTACAATTGACATTGTTAGAGAATGTTCTGGAGCAATTATGTCAATTTGTTGTATGATTGGAGCAATACCACAAATTTTTAAAGTGCTTAAAACAAAACATGCATCAGATCTTTCACCACACAGTCTTTCTATCGGATTATTGTGTGGAATTTCTGGTCTAATATATACATTAACAGGACCATACGGCGTGTGGTTGCTAATTAACTGCATAAGCGTTATAGTGCTGCAATCAATTCTGCTAGTTTGCTGGTCAAAATATAAATGATGTTATGAAAGAGATTCAATTTGTGTCAGAACTAACTGAAGCAGAAGTACGTCAACTGTTGTTTGATATCTACGAGCGAGTACCAATCGCTGGTGAGGATCTTTCCTATTCAGCATTGCCAGATAAAATCACTCGCTATGTCAATGAAGCACATCGTCTCTTTAAACTAGAAGAAGCAGCGACAAAATATATTGTTGAAGAATGTAATAATGGGGACATTGGTGTTCAAGACCCAATTAACTTTTTACTGGCGTCTCATCGTATGCTGAGACATAACTTACATGATACTTGGAAAGAAGAATATTAGTATGAAAATAAAACTAGAAAAAATTGAAGAGGCATCTGATCATGCTCTAAACAAGTTGGAAAATTTAGAGCAGAAACTAAAAAATTTGGATACCGACACCAAACAAAATAAAATTATAATTTGGGTGATAGCATTCATTATCGCTGCAATTATAATCACAATTAAATCTTAAACAATGGAAGGTAAATATTTTAAATGCGAATGTGGGTGTGGTGTTCTTAATATAGAATACGACTCTGATTGGGGCTTAAATATTGCGATGTATGAACGCTGCGTTTCAAGATCGTGGTGGAATAGAATACGTCTTGCTTGGCGAACGCTATGTGGCCGCCCATACACTGATATGATTATTTTAAATGACCAACAGGTTGCAGATCTTGCAGACTATCTGTTTCTTGTACAAAATCCAGATCAAACTATAAACAATATATAATACTATGAACTACGATAAACAAGAGCCTATTAAGATTAGTGTTGAAGGTGGTCTGTCTCCAGACAGGACTCTTCAACTTACGATGCATCCACATGCTACGATAGAAGAATGGATTGAGACATTCAAGACTATTCTTATTCATCAGACATTTGCAGAAGATACGATAAAAGAATTGTTTGATAGAGATTATGACGAATCATGTTATGACGTTGATAACGACGATGATTGTAGCGTAGACGAAAATATTACATACCGATCTTTTAAACAAAATAATTGGAAACAAGAATTTTAAAACATATGAAGATTGCAATTAACGAGTGTCATGGAGGATTTGATCTTTCGCCTGAAGCAATGTATTTGTATAGAGAAAGAGCAAATGTTCCTATAGATTTCCCATTGTATGCTTGGCATATTCCTCGAAATGATGAAAATTTAATAGGAGTAATTGAAGAGTTGGGAGAAACATCTTGGGGGCAATTTGCCAAACTAAAACTCGTTGAGATTCCAGATGATGTTGAGTGGGAAATTGCTGAGTATGATGGAGTTGAATGGGTAGCTGAGAAACATCGCAAATGGAATTAAAAAAACTTGTGTACATTTTTCGAGTTTTAGTGTATAATTAGGCTATGATTATTGATACATACAGTCCCAATCCTTGGAGAGTTTTTAAACATCCTTCGCTGCTGTTTAACAGCTTTTATTGGAGTGATATCAAATACCAAATCAAAGCATGGTTTAATCCACGCCAGAAATGGTTGACAAAAACTATTCCTAACACATGGTGTGACAAGACTGCTCTTATTCCGCACTTACTTTTTACTTGTCTCACACACTATGTAGAAGACGAAAAAGGTCTTCAAGATCACATTGATTGGACTGAAGATCTTGAAAAAGGATATATCTCGCAAGAGTATGTTGATAGTGTTAAAAACACTGATAATGAACTTCGTGAGGTTTATAATTATATTAAAACTGAACGTCCCGAACTTGAAAAACAACATGAGAATTCTTATCCAACACCAAGTTCAAAAGCAATCAATGATATTTTTATTAAAGAGGAAGATGGCAATTGTACAATGAAAAGCTGTGAAGATCTTTATGGTATGTCATATAAAGAAGCATATGCTGAGACTCATCGTCTTGAAGCACTAATTGAAGAAAAAGATATGTGGGCTATGAACACGATCATCAAACATCATCAAAAAATGTGGACATGAAAAACACTGAAGACGACAACAACTATAACATTCGATTTAAATCAAAAACAGAAGCAATTGAACAGTTGTGCTTGAAAGTTTTTGGAGCGACTCCTGTTTATGAATCGTCTCTTGAAGATTTAAAGGAAGAAACACTAGAGAGTATGTATGCAAAGGTAGTTTCTATAGCATTGGATTGTGATCCTATTGCAGCAAAGGATCGTGCTGATGATAAATTAGAACCACCGTGGGAAGTTTTTGCGCGAGTTAAACGTGAACGCGACATTTGGATAGCTGAAGCTGAACGCTGGAGAAAAAACACTGATCTTTATCACACTGTTTTAGGGCAACGCGACAGGCTGGCGGAGGCAATACGAAAACACAGAGATGACCTTGAATTGACATCTGGTGACGCTGTTGACAGGATTTTATGGAACACCCTCGAAGCCGTAGAAGGAGGAAACGATGAGTGAAACACTTGAAAAGTTGCTGTGGGTTGAACGTGATATGTTTATAACAGCTGGTAAAGTACTCGCTGAAGAATACGAAGATCGTCGTTCACAATTTGGTAGTGAGTATCTTTGGCAAAAGCATGAAGACGCCGATTGTGTCAACGCTGCTATTGCAATTTTTACCTCTGCTCAAGTAGGAAATATCTTCTCAGTTGACGATATGAATAAAGAAGTTAAAAAAGACAGTCAAAGTTGTCCAGAATGTGATGCTTTAGCAAGTCATGGAAGCAATGATGGACCATGTGAAACGCATAAATTATGAAATATAAATCAGTAAAAGAATTAAACGATAAAATTATGGAAGCTATAGAAGAAGACGATAATTTCGAAGCATATTTGTTTAGCAAATATCCAAAGCTTTTTCCATGTGATGAAGATGGACAACTGCTTCCACAAAATCAACGTTGCTGGAATGATTGTCCAATTGGATGGATGAGCATTGTCGATTCATTGTTTGGGTGTATTGATGACTATGTGTCGCACCATAAACATACTGAAATTAATCCTAAGCAAAGGCTTCGTCTAAAGTTTCGTCAACTATATTGGAAATATGTACGCGATCCAATATATAGAAAGTTCAATCCATATAGAGATTTTGAAAAGCGACTGCCCAAAGGTGCAAAGTTTGCTTCTCCAAGCAATGAAGAGAGAGAGAAAATTAACAAAACTTTTGCTGCACGTATTCGTAATATTGTAAGTACAATTGATAAAATTCTTTTTAATCGTCTAGATCTTTATATTGGAGTCTCTCCACCTTCTGTAACGATAGCTCAATACAAAGAAAAGTTTGGCACTCTACGTGTCTATTATGATGGTGGTAATGATGTTGTAACAGGTATGGTTCGTTATGCCGAACATCTTTCTTCACTTACTTGTCAAGATACAGGAAAGCGTGGACAACTATGCAAGCGTGGAATGTGGTATGCTACATTGTGTGATGAAGAAGCACAGAAAGAAGGTTATAAGCCTGTAGACGAAGAAATTTAACGCCATGGAAAAAAACGCCTTTATAGCAAAAGCAGTAAATGAATTGCTTGATGACGGCTTTTCACTAAAGCTTATTATGACAAAAGCCATAGACGGAAAGTATGGCGGATGGTTTGATGATAGTAAAGATCAAAAAGAATTTGTAGTCGCAATGAAACGTGACTGTGCATTTGAAATATTTGTGCATGAATATTCTCATTATCTACAATGGAAACATCATCGTAAATTCTTTAATTCAAAGGTAAAAGGTTGTGACATACTATTCAACTGGCTTGATGGTAAGAGATACTCTAAAAAGATAGTATCTCAGGCAGTAAAGGATGCAATAGAATTGGAATGGCATTGTGAGTGTATTGCACTTCAAACTATCAAAAAATATAAACTTGATATTGATGTCGATGCCTACACCCGCGGTGCAAACTGCTATCTCTTCTTTTATCATACTGTTGAAAAATTAAGATCATGGACTAAAAATAGTAAATCTCCATATTCCAAGTCATCGAGAGAGTTAGCGTCGACAAAACTAGACTCTTTAGATTTTTACTTAGACCCAAATAACTATAGCGACAAGCTTCGCAAAAGGCACGAAAAAATTTGTAGTTAAGACTTTCATAAGCACATTATGAAACTGAGGAGGGTATTACTTCTCCTTGTTTGCTGAGGACAAATAATACTAAAGATAGAAAGGAAACAAAATAATGATGAAAAAACTTGTTTATACAATTATAACCTCATTATTGCTTCTTAGTCACGCGCATTCAACATACGCAACACCTAAGAATGCTACAAAAATAAAGGCACGCATTACATACTATTATCCTGAATCTCCATGGTGGAGTAGGGTTGCGTGTCCTAAAACCAAAACTGCAAAAAGCGGGGTGACAGTTGCTGCTCACCCCGATTTCAAGATGGGAACGAAGTTATTCATTCCCGGTTTGAAAGGAAAAGTAGGAAATGGGAGTTTCGTCGTCCAAGACCGTGGTTCGGCCGTTACTCGCAAAAGTGCTGCTCGTGGTCGTGGATATGTCTTTGACATCTACGTTCCAAGATCATCATACACTCAGCTTGTAAAGTCCACTCCTGCCTGGATGGATGTTTATATTCTGAAGTAAAAATACACTCAGCAAACAGGTTTGGGGATAGTGTGGTCATTTGTACTACACTATCCCTGTCCCAGGCCTCCCAAGGGCTAAAAATGCCTAAAATGCCGTCCCGGGGCCGAAAAAAGTGAAAAAAAGTGCATTTTGTTGAAAAAAGTTGTGTACTTTTCGTGGGTTTTATGCTATAATGACCATGTAAGCAACACCAACCACAACATGACCAAATCAAAATACTTCATCACCTTTCGCAACGAAAACTGCTTCAATAGGGCCTGTGATATGGCATGGTATCTTCTCTTTCCAGACGACATCAACAAGGAAACCCTTGAGATGTCATGGAACGAGGAGTGGTACCGCAATCATGCTGTGAGCGAACTTTTCAATAAATTTATCGGGGTTGATGCCTACGAACTGGAATAAGGAACACAGATATAATACTCTCCTAACAACAAAACAAAACAAACATATGCTAACGCGTGTAAAAGAAATGATTGACGAGTTCAATTCTCGTCCCAATGCTTCCGCTGGCTTTACTGCCAAGGAAGTTTATGAAGTCGGTAAGACCTTTGGTCTTACTTGTCGTGAAATTGGCCAAACCTTCCTTGGCAAAGACAAGTCGATTGGTTATAGTCGCTATTTGCCGCAAATGCCTCCCGCTGAGGTTATTGCAGCAGCAATGAAGGCTGGTCCAAAGAAGCGTGGTCGTAAACCAGGTGCTGCAAAAAAGGTTGTTGCTGAAGTAGTGCCAGAGGTTGTTGAAAAGGCAAATGATGAGATTCCTTCTTCAAGCGAAGGTGGAGAAGTCTTTTGTTGGATCGCATCTCCTCAAGAGATTGCTGAAGAGTTTGAGTCTCCAGCGCCAGTTAAAGCCAAAAAACCACGTAAAGTAAAGCGTCTCTGATATAATTTGACGTTTCTTAAAAATCCCAGATGGTAATTTTAAATTGCTGTCTGGGATCTTTCTCTTATAAATCACTATATGACAGACACTCATCCTATTCTAGATCGCCTCTATTCAATGTTTTGTGCAAAGGCAGATGTACACACCACTGACGTTTTACAAAATCAACTATTTTCAAAGGTGCTCGATTTTGTTGAACGTCAAGATTGTTTTAATAGCATTTCATGGTCTTCAATCGAAAATGGTCATTCAATCAAAGATGCTGTTTCAGATGTTTATCTCTATATCACTAATGATCGACCACTTCAAGTCAATAAAATTATAGAGTGCGAGTTGTCTGAAAATTATGACGCGCTCTCTGAGCGCACAGCAGCTCTTGAAGAGCAAGACAACTATCATTTGAGTTTAATCGTCGCGTTTCGCAAAATTATTTTTGGTTAATATGACAATAGAGCAAATACGACAATATTTTGTAGGTCAATACAAAAGCAAAAATTTTGTAGTTGATAAGAGTGGTGTCACTACACTCGAGCTTGTTGGTGCAAGCTTTTGTGCCAATGAACCAAGTATCTTTGGTGAAATTAACGATGACTATATTCAACGCGAGTTGGAATGGTATCTTTCGCAAAGTCTCTATGTAAAAGACATTCCTGGTGTTGTTCCTAAAATTTGGCAAGACGTTTCAAGCCGAGACGGCAAAATCAATTCAAATTATGGTTATCTTGTTTTCAACTCTGAAAACTATGCGCAATATGAAAATGTGTTAATGGAATTGACTCGCTCACCAAACAGTCGTCGAGCAGTCGCGATCTATACGCGACCGTCTATGCACAGCAATTGGTGTGTAAACGGAATGAGTGACTTTATTTGCACAAATGCAGTGCAATATATGATTCGTAATGGCATGCTAGAGGTTGTAGTACAGATGCGTAGCAATGATATTTGGGCAGGTTATCGTAATGACTATGCGTGGCAAAAGTATGTTCAAGACAAACTCGTCTATGATTATAATTGTGGTACCAAAAAAGCCGATAAGATTGTCCCAGGAAATATCATTTGGCAAGTCGGCAGTCTACATGCATACGAAAATCAATATTATTTGATTGATCATTATTCTAAAACTGGAGAATTCTACATTTCTAAAAAAGATTATAATATTTTGTATAATAAATCTTAACGACATAGAGTTTGGTTATAAATACCTAAATGGGATATGTTTATAAATTTACTCACGTCAATACTGGAATGTATTATATAGGAAGTCATAATGGAAAAAAGAAAAACTATAGTGGAAGCGGTTTAATTTGGCAAAGAGCAAAATTAAAATACAGTATAGATTCTTTTACTAAAGAATTGTTATATGAAGGAGATTTTTATAGAGAAGAAGAGGAAAGAATTCTTAAAGAATTAGATGCAGCAAATGATCCGTTATCATATAATATGAAAAATGAAGCATTAGGTGGTTCATTTCATGGAGAAAAAAATGGAATGTTTGGTAAAAAATTAACTGAAGAACACAAATACAAATGTGGAAATGGATTTAGAGGTAAAAAAAGACCAGATCATTCAGAAAAAATGAAAGGTGAAAATAATCCAGCATTTGGTAAATCAGAACATGCATATGGTATAATTGAATGGGCAAAAAATAATGAAGGAAAAACATATGATGAAATACACGGAGAAGAAAAAAGTAAAATTTTAAGAAGTAAATTGTCTAAGAGTCAGCGAGGTAAAAAACATAATTTGGCACAAAAGCAATGTCCTCATTGTCTATTAGTTGGTAGTGGCCCAAATATGTCACGATACCATTTTAACAATTGTAAAAAATATATTCAAGAACACTCCCTTTGATATTTACAAAGCTTAAAAAACATATATAATAACACATATGAAACAAACTGGAATTAAAGTACAACAAAGGAAAATTAAGCGTAAAGGCATTCATGCTAAAAGCAAAACTTCACATCTCAAACAAAGTAAAAACTATAAGAAACTTTCTCGCGGCCAAGGTTAATAAACATGAAAAAAAGAAAATCACGCCGCAGCACATGTTGCAATGAATGTGCAACTAATTGGTCTTGGGTAAAAAGAAATAAATTTGAACAATAAAACTAAATAATAAAATGGAAGAAAAGGAAAGCGTAAAAGTACTAAAAGAGTGTATTGAATTAACACATAAAAAAGCGAATGACTATCAAAATCCTCATAGCAGGATTCGTCAAGCAGACTATTATCCACGTGGCGCAGCGAGTATACTCGATGTAATTCATGCAAAGGTACTGCGCATGTCAAGTGTACTTGAAGCAATGGAAAATGATCCAAATTACACCCCAAACTTTGAAAGTATTGAAGACAGCGGCAAGGATCTAATTAACTATGGCAGCTTTCTCGTTGCATGGTGTCGTGGTGGAATTGATGGTCAGGACCCGGATCGCGACTTTTTAAATCGTCGTAAAAAACAAACTGAAGCATGAGAATACTAATTACTGGTTGTAATAAAGCACAATGTACATATGACTTTTATCTGCAACAACAATTGCAGGTTGCGATGTGTCAATATAGTTTGCCACGAGTGCTTCGTGATATGGGTCATACAGTTGATATGCGTCCTACTATTATTGGTGAAAGTTTAGATGAATATGATGAGGTGTTTGTGTTTTTACACAACCCGGCCGGGTTTGCCGGGTTTGTCTATAACGCGCTTTGGGCAATATCACGTCATCCAAATTGTATTTTTGCTTTTGATGATTGGCAAACCGATAGTATTTTCTCTGGAATCACTTCGCTGAGCGATCCAACTAAGTTATTTAGAAAATTTGTTGTAGACAGTCATACTAATATTCCAAGTGATATTGAAACGCATGCAGATGTATTTCTTCAAGCAATTGAAAAGATAAAGAGCAAAACAAACAGAATGTGTATGCCCGCCTTTGCTGGTGGTGACCTAAGTCTATTATTAGACTGGCCAAAAGAATTGCTATTTGGATACAACCCAAATCCATATCACTTAAATCGCCAAGCAACACCGGCTCTCTTTCCTGAGCCAAAACAGCGAGTGTTTAATTTTGCTGGACTAGTCCAAGACAAGACTAAAAAATGGTTGGCAAAACAGGGAGTAGAATCAACAGATTGGCCTCTAAAGCAATATGGCTCTCGTAAAGATGGCCAAGACAGAGTTGTTGAAAGCGAAATGATGAATGTCTATGCATCACAATGGGGCATACTTATGCCTGGATATTTCCACGCCGGATCTGGATGGTGGAGAGCACGACCTCTACAAATTGCTGACGTAGAGTCAATTCTTATTGGTGAACCTAAAGAAATGATGTTGTATTATCGTGACGAGAGCCTTGCAAACATTCGAGCATCTGACATCGCGACTCTATCAGACTCTAAATTGACTGAAATTGCTATCGCGCAACGAGAAGCGATTTATCGCAATCATCCGCTCAATAAAGAAGTCACACGTCAAGAATTAAATGCAGTACTAAATGCATAATTTCTTGTTTACTTTACATAAAAACAATATATAATATATCAAAGGAAAAATAAACTATGTCATCTGTACTTGAAAAATTAAAAAAGAATTGCAGAATTAAAGAAGCTGATGTCCTTGCTGACAGCGACTTTTATTCTGAAAAAGACGTTACATCTACATCTGTGCCAATGGTCAACGTTGCTCTAAGTGGCAGTATTGATGGTGGTCTGACGAGTGGTCTTACTGTACTTGCCGGCCCATCAAAGCACTTTAAGACGAGCTTTGCATTGCTTATGGCAGGTGCATACCTTAAAAAACATACTGACGCGTGCCTTATGTTTTATGACAGCGAATTTGGTTCTCCTCAGCAATACTTTGAAAGCTTTGGAATTGACACTTCGCGAGTGCTGCATATTCCAATTAAAAACATTGAAGAACTTAAGTTTGATATTGTTAATCAACTTGAGCAGATGGATCGCAAAGATAAAGTAATTATTGTTATTGACAGTGTTGGTAACCTTGCAAGTAAGAAGGAATTGGAAGATGCGATGAATGAAAAGAGTGTTGCCGATATGACTCGCGCTAAAGCTCTTAAAGGATTGTTTCGTATGGTAACCCCCTACCTGACAATGAAAAACATTCCACTTCTTGCAATCAATCATACCTATCAGACTCAAGAAATGTTTAGCAAGGCTGTGGTGAGCGGTGGAACAGGAATTATGTATAGCGCTGACAATGTTTGGATTATTGGCCGTCAGCAAGATAAAGATGGCACTGAAATCCAAGGTTATCACTTTATTATTAATGTTGAAAAGTCTCGATTTGTAAAAGAAAAGAGCAAGATTCCAATCAGCGTTAGTTGGGAAGGTGGAGTTCAAAAATGGAGTGGGTTGCTTGATATTGCGCTTGAAGGCGGTTTCGTAGTCAAGCCTAAAAATGGCTGGTATACTGCATACGATCCAGCGACAAAAACTGAACTTACAGGAAACCTTCGCGCAGCACAAACGCTGACAAAAGAATTTTGGGAGACTATCTTTACAAAGACAACATTTGCCTCACATATCAAACAAAAGTATACAATTGGTCTGCGAGATATGATTGATGGCGGTTCAGACCCAATTGTAGAAGACGAAGAAGTATAATATGAAAACACTTGCCGACTATATATTGTTATTAAAAGGCGCAATGCCACTTGATATGTGTGAGGCATTGATTACGAGATATGATTCAATATCAAAAAATGATCCTTTAAAGGTACATCGTAAAAATAAAATCCTTGATTTTGAAGAGATTAACATGCTTGATCATCCTGGATTTGAAGAGTTTAGGGTTCCAATGATGACGTTGATGAGAGCAGTCAATAAACACTATCTTGAAAAAACGTGTAATATTTTAAAGGATCGTTTACCGTGTTATGAACCTCTACAAGATTTTGAGGCGCCACGAATAAAACGTTATGAGCCTGGAACTGGGCTCTTTGATTGGCACACTGATCATTGTGATGTTCCATCAAGTAAACGTGCAGTTGTAATGTTTTGGTATCTTAACGACGTTGCAGAAGGGGGTGAAACGTTATTTGATATTGGCACAGAAATTGCGATAAAACCTGAAGCTGGTAATGTGCTCTGTTTTCCACCTTATTATATGTATCCACATAAGGGTGCAACTCCAATCTCTAACCCAAAGTATGTAATTTCATCATATGTCTGGCTTCCACAGAAGTATGGAAATTCTTGCGATTAAAATTTATGCCGAGCGAAATATCTGACTATATATTTGTAGATGACCCTACAAATAACAAAGTGTATGCAATACAACTTGTTAGTGGGCCGTATGTAGATACCATCTATAAGTATGCAAATATAAAAATAAATGAAGACACAGAAAAAGAAATGTGTACATTATCGTATGCATATAATATAATGTCTACTCCAACTGGATGCGATAAAGAAACATTGCATTCTGATGCAGATTTTAAAAACTATATCGGAGACGTATTATCTGATATACTTTCAAACCAAGAATATAAAATAGGAAACCATGGAGAATAATCTTCAAGACATCATAATTAAAAATCTAGTCAATAACGAAGCATTTTGTCGTAAAACCCTACCACACTTAAAACCCGAATATTTTGAAGGACATCATAAGGCGATATATGGTCTTATATTGCAGTTTATAACAAAGTATAATAAACTCCCAAATTCATCATCGTTAGCAATTGAATTTCAGCAGTCCGAACATACTCGTCGTACAGACGCAGGCGCAATTGCACAATCAATCTCAACGTTAAATGAAAATTTTTCAGTTGAGCATGAATGGTTACTTGTTCAAACTGAAAAGTGGTGTAAAGATCGGGCGGTTCATCTTGCTATTATTGAAGCGGTTTCTATTATTGATGGCAAGTCTCCTGACAAAGCAGAAGGAGCAATTCCAAGTATACTTAGTAAGGCACTAAGCGTAACATTTGATACAAACGTTGGGCATGATTATCTTGAAAACGTAGATGGTCGCTATGAGTTTTATCACAAGACAGAAGATAAAATTCCCTTTGACTTGGATATGTTTAATACAATTACTGGCGGAGGCATTCCACGTAAGACGCTAAACATTATTCTCGCTGGTACAGGTTGCGGCAAGAGTTTAGGCATGTGTCACATGGCTGCTGCTGCTCTTGCCCAAGGGCGAAATGTCTTGTATATTACTCTTGAAATGGCAGAAGAGCGTATTGCAGAACGTATTGATGCTAATTTGCTTGATATACGAATTGATAAAATCAAAGACCTGTCTCAACGCGAATTTCATTCTCGTGTAGAGGACATCTCTAAACGCACTCATGGAAAACTTATTGTGAAGGAATATCCAACTGCAGCGGCACATGTTGGTCACTTTAGAGCACTGCTGCTCGAATTAAAACTTAAAAAGAAGTTTGAACCCGATATCATATATGTAGATTATCTTAATATTTGTGCATCTTCACGTGTTAAAGGATTAAGCGGTAGCATCAACACCTATAGTTTTATCAAGAGTATTGCTGAGGAGCTTCGTGGTCTTGCTGTAGAGTTTAATGTTCCAATCTGGAGTGCCACTCAGGTCACTCGCGGAGGATTTAATAATTCAGATGTAGAAATTACTGACACCTCAGAATCGTTTGGACTTCCCGCAACGGCCGATTTGATGCTTGCATTTATTCGAACTGAACAACTTGACAAAATGAATCAGATTATGGTTAAGCAACTCAAGAATCGTTATAATGATCCAACAAGCAATAAACGATTTACTATTGGAATTGATCTTTCCAAGATGAGACTATATGATATTTCAGATCCTATGGCAAATATTACCAATGATGGTGATAGTTCTCCAGTAGTAAGCACTCCATTTAATAGTCAACGAAAAAATAGAGACTATAGTAGCATAAACGTGTAATTATATAAATAATACATAAATTATTTTATAAATACACTATATGTCACGACTAACCGAATTTAAACGTTACCTAACAGAGGCGCTCTCTACATCATCTGTAGAAAAAGCAGCATTCATCATTCAACGCTACCTTAAGAAAAAGACTGGTACTACATTTTTTAAATATCCTGGATTAGAAAAATACAAGAATTCTAATGGCACTGGTTTTGGACTACGTCTCTATACTACAAAGCGCAACCAAAGTATTCGTTTTAACTGGACTCAAAGCTCGCTCGCGGGTCTAAATAACTTAACATCTATTGATTACTGGAATGGTAAGAGCCCAACTCCATTTCATATTGAATTTGATCAGAGTGTCTCTCTTGTAAAGACATTGCCAATTGTTGCTGATATTATAATTGCAGGCACTGTTGAACTTGGCAAGATTATGTCTATGCCTGACGAGGTGCCACTCTATGAAGGAGTGCTAAATGAAGCACGTAGCAGTCATGACTTTGAAGCTATTTTTGATGAGATTGCTGACTATCTTGTTGACCCAAACTTTGTAAAAAGTAAGATTTACAGCATGTACGGCATTCCTGGAGTCAAGATTTTTGACGCTCTTTCGGCAGCATATCCAAACTATATTGAAAAGCAAGGCATCAAGTATGTTTGGGTCGGCAAGGCAAAAGACTTAAAGCAAATCAAAGCTGAAAAGGGAAAGATTATGGCTCGTATTGGAGTCGTAGCCGGTGTCGTTTCTAAAGGTGCTGCTAAAGAAAAATACAGTTATTCTCCGGAAGTAGAACAAATTGAAGCAGATCGTGAGCGCCTATCATTTGAAGCTCAGCTAAAAGATCTTGAAAACCTAGTTAAACTCACTGTTAGCGGCGCATCAAATGCGCTCTTTGTTTCTGGTAAGGGTGGAGTTGGTAAAACTCATACAACTGAAAAGATACTTGCTGATATGGGACTGCGCGATGGCAATGGTTATTTTAAAAATACCGGTTCCGCAAGTGCTGCTGGTCTCTATTCATTGTTGTTCCGTTACAAAAATGATATTGTTTTCTTTGATGACAGTGACGACGCACTTGGCGATCAGGAAGCTCGTAACCTATTAAAGGCTGCTACTGACACCAAAAAGATTCGTAAACTTGTTTGGAATAAAATGGGTAAAAATGTTGTCGATCCTGAAAACGACATGAGTGATGACGAAATTATTGATCAAGGATTGATTCCTCGTTACTTTGAATTTACTGGTAAAATTATCTTTATCTCAAACCTTAACCTTGACAAACTTGATCCAGATGGTGCACTACGTACACGTGCTTTTATCATCAACATCGATCCTACTGAAGTTGAAATCTATGACTTTATGGAAAAGATTGTAGGAGATATGAAGCTTGAAGACGGTCTTTCACTTGATCAAAAAGCTCGTTTGCATGTTGTTGATTTGCTTCGTAAAGGCAAAAGCAAACAGAGTGCTAACCTTCGTAAACTATCACGCGGCTTAAATATGGCAGCAGGCGCACTTGCTGCCGGCGTTGAAGTATCTGATGGTGACCTTGCTCGTATGATCGAGTCCTACGCATAAAATAAACTAAAAAAATGGAAAACAAACATCTAATTGAAGCTGCTAGAAATATTCTAGAAAATAATACTGTCGATACCACTTCAAGTGATACACAACTTATAGAAGAAATCGTTCGTGGTATAGTTGAGGAAAAACAAGAAATTAATGAAATTGCTGGCTTAGCACACGAAGCAATGGAAAATTTAATTTCGATCGCAACTCAACAGCTTGGAAGCGGTGCATCTATGGCACAAATAAAAGCTCTCGCTGCAACTTATGCTGTATTAGCTTATGTAGGACCGATAGTTGTATTTTCCATTATTGCCCGAGGCATTAAAAGTACTGTTAATAGTGTAGTTGAACCATTTACTGGGATATGGAATGCTATTAAAGGAAAATATACACTTAAACCAGACGAAGTAGAAACTGCGGCAAATAATGTAAAGTCATTGCTTGACAAAAACCAAAAGAGCAAAATTACTGGATTAACCAATTCTATGAAAAAAAGCATAGCAGATAAAGATTGGGAAAGCGCACAGGTTGCAGCAGACGAAATCTATAAACTCATTAAAAAATAATTTATCTCTATTATAACCTTTAAAAATATGCTGGGATCCTAAAACTAGGATCCCAGTTTTTCTTATAAGTATTGTTGTATGATCTGTATAAAGGTATATGGTTCAAACAGCGATAAACGATTAAAACGTTTGTTGCATGATGTTTCACACTTTTACCTAAAACAATTGCTTCCACGAAAACGTAATATACGTATAAAGATACAACTCGTAAAAGGATTGGTTGAAAGTGAAAAAGTATTTGGAGACTGCTATCAGTGCTACAAAGATGATCCGGACGAAGACTATATTATTAGACTGCATCATGACGAATCCTATCATGCTATTATGGTAGTACTTGCCCACGAATTTGTACATCTAAAACAATACGACAGAAACGAGTTATGTTTCTATGCAAAAAATCCAAATGCTGCCCGCTGGAAGGGCAAGATATACAAAGACTATGACTATGAAAAGTCACCATGGGAAATAGAAGCAGATTCTAAAGAACTAGAACTCTATCATTCTTATATAGAATATAAAAAATTATAAATAGACAATATGGCAGCATCAGAAGGAGTAGATTTAGAATGGGCAATTGTTGAAACTATTAATGGGTCAATTCCATCTAGAACATATTCAGATAAAATTAAAAAACAAGCTCAACAGTGCGTTGATCATATACGCGCATACGCAAAGAAAGCTCCGGTTGTTGCATGGCATTCCGATGATCCAAAAAATCCAGTTGGTAGAGGAATATCTGCCAATCCAGAACCAAAAACTGATATAATTTTAAAAATTGGCTCGAGAGTGTTTTATGTATCTGTTAAAATGGCTGGAGGAGTTCAACTGGCATCTGGTCAAGGAAATAGTACTGCTGACTTATTTGAAGCCGCTGCATCACAAATTAAAAATGCAAATAAAAGCAAAGTACTTAAATCCATAATTAAAGAGTTGAGAGTACTGCCAACTAGAATGCTAGCAGAAAGCAATTTATCACGTATAAAGTCAGAAGGATCTAATAAAATAATTGCAGAGTTTATAAAGGGTGGAAAAATTATAACTGATAAAAGCTATGATTTATGGTTAAAAAATAATAAGCCAAAATTATTAAATGATCTTTTACAATATTTAGATAAAGATGGTGATTTCAAACTCGCTTTAATTAAGGAGAGTATGTCTGGACAAATTACTCTAAAAAGTTTTAAAGGAGCTGCAGCTGACAGTATTATCAGTCCTAAAGGATTTTTTATGATAGATGATTCATATGTAAAAAGTATTTTTAATAAAATCAAATTTGATATACGCGGCAAATCTAGATCAGGAATTACGGGTATTGCGTTTAGGATAGATCTTAAATAATATGAAAAGCTTTAAACAACACATAACTGAAGCCTCAACGGAAGGTAAAAATTTACATATGGTTCATATTGAGGATCAAGTGCTCTATGGCGGTGTAAAGGGCGCTCGTGAAGCAATCATTGCATTACGCAGTATGAGAGACATGTTAGCTGGAAACAGTCCTCAATCATATGACGTTGCTGCAAAGTTTGATGGAGCACCCGCAATATTTGTTGGAACTGATCCAAGTGATGGAGCATTTTTTGTTGCCAAGAAAGGTATCTTTAATAAAAATCCAAAAGTCTATAAGAGTGAGCGTGATATTAAGGCTGATACAAGTGGCGACCTTGCAGAAAAATTAACTGTAGCATTTAATGAATTTAAAAAACTAGGCATTAAAGGAGTATTGCAAGGCGACCTCGCTTACACTCAAAAAGATTTAAAGACAGAACGTTTTGACGGTGTTGAATATCTTACATTTCAACCAAACACAATTGTCTATGCAATTCCGGCTGACAGCACTCTTGCAAAAACTATAAAGGCATCAAAGATTGGTGTAATGTTTCATACACAATACTCTGGAAATTCATTTGAGACCATGAAGGCATCATATGGTTTTGATTCAGGCACTCTTAAAAAGACGTCTGGTGTATGGTTTTCAGACACATACATACGTGATCTTTCAGGCAAAGCTACTCTAACCGCAAAGGAGACTGAAGAGTTAACAGCGACTCTATCAAAAGCAGGGTCGCTCTTTCAAAAGATTAGTGGTTCAACTCTTCGTGAGATCGAGTCAGATCAATCACTTGCACAGACTCTTGAAACATTCAACAACACACTCGTGCGACGCGGTGAAACTATAATCGATACCTCTGCTCATGTTCGCAATCTTCTTGCATGGATAAATGACAAATATGCAAAAGACATTGAATCTAAAAAGAGTGAAGCTGGCAAAGCAAGTGCGACTGCTAAACGTGATGAGTTTTTAAAGTTTTTCTCTGACGAAAACAAGAAAAATCTAGAACTTGTCTATGCATTACAAAACGCTATTGTTGAAGCAAAACTTATTATAATACGCAAACTTGAAACACTTAAAAAGATGTCAACGTTTGTGCGTACTACTGACGGTTTTAGAGTAACAGGGCAGGAAGGCTTTGCTATCAATGATCATATAAAACAAAATGTGGTCAAGCTTGTCGACCGAATGACCTTCTCTAAGAATAACTTTGATCCAAATATCATCAAAGGATGGGAAAGATGAGCGACTTACAGTCATTTAAAACATATCTTGAAAACTCTGGCTACTATCGTGGACTAGGAGACAGCACTGCTGATAAAAGACGCGCTCAGTTTAATCGTCAAGCTGATTTGTCAGATGATGATCCTGACTCTTATAAACCTGCCCCAGGTGATGCCCACGCAAAAACAAAAGTTTCGAAATGGACAAAAGCCTATGCAGACAAATACGGTATGGACGAAGATGAAACTCTTGCCGAGGCAGAGATTGAAGCTCTTCGTAAAAAGTCAAAAAAAACGGGAATCGCTTATGGCATTCTTAAAAAAGTATTTGATCGTGGTATGGCTGCATGGAAAACTGGTCATCGTCCCGGCGCATCACAACACCAGTGGGCATATGCTCGTGTCAATAGCTTTATTGTGGGTGGACCTACTCAAAAGACTACAGATGCTGACCTGTGGGCGCAACATAAGGGTAAATAAGTATAAATATATAATCTGCATATGAAAAAAGAAGTAAGACTCAAAGATCTACTAACAGTTGACCCTACAGATGGCTCATATAACTATGATCCGCTCGACATTATGATCACTGCATACAAAAAACGCAAACGAGATTGGATGATCAGTGAAGAGGACCCAGAATGTGAGTGTCCAGCAGACTGTGATTGTGATTGTGACTGTCATAACATAGAAGAGTCTGTCTATGATACTATGTCAAAACATGAGTTGAATGCAGAACTTCGTAGAATTAATGACGAACTTAAAAAATTAAAGTCTGCTGAAAAAACAAAAGACACACTCAACAAAATAGGAATATTGACTAATGCTCGTGATAGTGTGTTGCAAATGCTAAACGAAGAAACAATTGTTGAAGTATTAACTATTCAGCAACGTATGGCACGCCGTGCAGCTATGCGTCGACTCAAGAGTCGCATAAAGGTTGGTCGCGAACGGGCAAAACGCCGTCGCGCATCAAATGAAGTATTAAAAGCTCGTGCACGTCGCGCAGCTCGTAACCAACTAGCTAAACGTTTACTTGGAGGCAAGAGCAAAAGTGAAGTATCCTATGCTGCACGTTCACGAGTTGAAAAGGCGCTGTCAAAACAAAAAAATCTTATAAATTCTTTAGCAGCAAAGTTATTAACGCAAGTGCGGGCAAAGGAAGTTGCACGATTTAGAAAAAAATAAAATTATGGGAGTTCACTTAAAATCATTTAAGACATACACTGAAGAAAAGACTTCTGAAATTATAGTTTCTTTTGGTCGTTTTAATCCGCCTACACGCGGTCATGAAGAAAATATTGAAGCCATAGCAAAACTTGCAAAAGGTAAACCATTTAGAATATACGCATCTCAAAGTGAAGATCCAAAGAAAAATCCTTTGGGTTATGAGGAAAAGATTAAATTTATGCGTAAAATGTTTCCACAATATGGTCGCAATATTATATTAGATCGGTCTGTTAAAAATGTATTTGACATAGCAACAAGTGCATATGATGAAGGTTATACTCGCTTTACAGTTGCTGTTGGTAGCGATCGTGTTGAAGAGTTTAAGGCATTGCTTCGTAAATATGATGGCGTAAAGGGCACGCATGGCTATTATAAATTTCCTGATGGCATAAACATTGTATCAACTGGTCAACGTGATCCTGATATTGACAGCCGTACTGGTGCAAGTACCTTTGCCGTTAGTGCTAGCAAGATGAGAAGCGCAGCAGCAGACAATGATCTTGAAACTTTTGCAAAGGGCGTGCCAAAGACATACGGCGACGTAAAGGATCTTTTTAATGCAGTGCGCAAAGGCATGGGACTAAAAGAAAGTCATAGTTTTAGAAAACACGTTCAGTTTGATACATTAAGCGAAACTCGTGAACGTTATATCTCTGGTGAGATATACAACGTTGGAGACAGTGTAGTGACGATAAAAGACAACGTAGAATATAAGATTGCCAGTCGTGGTCCTAATTATGTGACATGTGTAAATGAAACTGAAGACAAACAAGTTAAATTTTTTATACATGACATACGAGAAAAGTTGATGCTCGACGAAGAAACATGGGAGGCTGGTTATGAGCGTCGTGTGGTAAAAGTTACCAAACCAGATCGTTTAGAAGCTGGATATAAATGGAGAATAAAGGGCAAAGATGACTCTTCACGCACTATTAAATATTACAAAGACAAACCAGATTTCGAAGAATTTAAAGCACAAATGCAAAGAGTAGCAGGTCATGAATTTGGAACTCGATGAAGAATATGGTGCCGGCTTTGAGGGCACAAAAGGCCTATTGTATAAATATATAAAAGACACCCCTGGGCAAAGCATACAACAATATATGAAAACTAAAAGCTTATCTGAAATACTAAAAAAGAGTGATCCAGTCGGAGATTGGATTCGTGATTTTATTGACAGTGACAACTCCCGCTTTGCCGGAAAGTCAAAAAAAGAACGCATCAATATGGCACTCGGAGCATACTATGCTGCTCAACGCAATGAGAGCACAGCAGAAGTTGAACTTGAAGAAGGCACAGTATCTGCAAGTCAAATAAACCGGTATATCGATACAGAAAACTGGAAAGCAATTGCTGACCTTATGAAAGGTCTAACCGATGATGAACACGAATTGTGGGCAAAAAACGGTTATGATGGACGTACCTATGAGTTGATGATGAAATCTCGTAAGAAAACTCGTAAAGAGTCTATAGAACTCGATGAAATGCGCGAACTCTATGCAGTAGTAGACACTACAGACGGCACAGTAGTTGCAACCGCATCAAGTGAAGACGGAGCAAAGCGTAGCATACGCAGCGCACACCTTCCACCAATTTCAAGTGAACATCCTTCAAAGCTAAAGATTGTAAAGACTAAAAAGACTGCACAAGTTGGCTATCCAATCAAGGAAGAGACTGAAATAGGTTTAGACACTCTTCGTATCATGAAGATAGTTTCACTTGCTACTGGCAGCAAAGACATGGATGCACTCTATGAGTATGCATCCACATCACCAAGCTATTCTTCAATTGTAGAACTAAAAGAAGCCTTTAATAAGTATATTCAACAAGCATGAAATCATTAAACGAAATTTTAAACGAATCATCTGGTGACGAGCTGCTCGGTCGCATGATGGCAGAATATAAGGTATTTATTTCTACGCTAAAATCTTTAGGTTTTGAAAAGGCTCCAATCGGATCTTCTACATACAAACCAGGACCTAATCGTGGAAAAGTAGAAGAACTTTGGGGCATTCCAATGCGTGCTGGAAAATGGGCAGACATCTTTTTTGCAGTTATGTATGATGACCGCCTTCCATGGCGTTTAATCGACCGTGATGGCACTGAAAGCTATGCCAAGTTGAATGATGTCACTAAGGCACTCATGAAGCGTATGCGTACCATCAAAGAAGAGCAGTCCGATGACGAAACAGATGCTATATATGAGCAGGTCAAAGTTGATGCCACTTTGGTTAAAGCACTTAAAAAGCGCGGATTTGTTGAGGTTCCAGTTAATAAATTTGCTGGTCATTTTTTTGGCATTAAAAACATAACAAAGGGAAAGATTCAGCATATCTATGGTGTGTCAACTCGTCCCCGGGTTTGGATAAATCTATTTTTTATGGTCTTGGACGATGAGACTCACCCATATGCAATAGTCTATCGTGGTGCAGATTCGCAAATATTCTCTGACTATAATGCTGCTCTTAAGGCGCTCGATAAAACGAAAGCAGAATTTGATCGAGAAGATTTTTACAGCGAAAGTACTGAAGATGAAGAAGTTGATCCAACCGGAGAAGCACTATCAGAACTAGAAGACATTTGTGAAATGGCAGATGAATTATATGAGACTCTCTCCGACCTTGATGAAATTGATTCTGAAACGCGCAAAAGTATTACAGCAATCTATTTAGCACTTGATGATCTCTATGAAACCATAGATAAAAAATATGAAGTCACAGTTGATGCAGATGAGTATGAAGAAGTAAACGAAGAGGTTGATATGACCCGCTTTAAGCAACTTGCTTCTACTGGACTTGTATCAAGAGAAGAACTTCCTAAACTCGTACTTGCTATGCGTGCACTTGACGCAGACAAACCGCTGTCAATGTCACAAAAAGATCTTATAAATTCAACATTTCAATCACTTATTGCAATTGTAACTGGTGATACAAGCGTACTCTCAAAGGTAAAAAGTAGCATCGCTAACAACTAATTCTATCTCGCCTTAAAACCCATTAGCCATCCGTCCCGGAACTTTCAGACTATAGTTTTTATCAAGGTATTTTAGGAAGCTTTTATTGAAAGGAATGTATATTATTATACCAATCAAACCCAAGATGTAAATAACAAAATGCCGAACTACACTAAAAATTATACGCTGTCTCGTAAGATAGAAGACTTTCTTGATGCTAGTAGTGTTTCAACTAGTCAATCAATATTGCAGTCTGAAACTGCAGGTGACGCATTTGGCCGACTGCGTACATCATCGCCGCTTACTCTATTTGATTCTAGTCATAGATTTGCTGATAATGGTCTTTGGAGTACTGGTGTAGCTGGTAGCGGTACAGCAACATTTAATGCAAACCAAGGTCTAATTGATTGTAGTGTTACTGCACTGTCTGGCTCATCTGTAAAGCGAGAAACGACGAAGGTTTTTTCATATCAACCTGGAAAATCATTGCTAGTTCTCAATACATTTGTAATGTCACCAGCAAAAACTGGTTTAGTGCAACGTGTAGGATATTATGGTGCCGATAATGGCATCTATTTTGAACTTGATGGCACGACTTTAAATATAGTAAAACGCACAATTGTAAATGGATCTTTGCAAAATATCAAAATACCACAATCACAGTGGAATGGCGATAAACTATTAGATGGAACCGGTTCATCTGGCTTTACTCTTGATATTTCTAAAGCACAAATTTTATGGATGGATTTTGAATGGTTGGGAGTTGGCAGCGTTCGAGTTGGTTTTGTAATTAATGGAAAATTTGTTGTATGTCATACATTTCATCATGCTAATATAATTGCTTCTACATACATAACTACTGCTTCACTGCCATTGCGATACGAAATCGAAAATGCCTCTAACACTGGCAGTACAAGTACTCTTAAGCAAATATGCTCTACAGTAATTTCAGAAGGTGGATATCAACTATATGGAGCGCAACAAAGCATAGGCACTGCAATTAATGCTCCATATAATTTAATAACTGCTGCGGGCACTGATTATCCAGTGCTTACGATGAGATTAAAATCTACAAAACTAGATGCAGTTGTAATTCTTACTGCTCTTTCAATATTACCTGTATCAACAACTAACTATAAATGGAAAGTAGTTTCAGGAGGTGCAACTACTGGTGGAAGTGAATGGCAGCCAGCATCGGCAGATTCAGCTGTAGAATATAAGATGAATGCTAGTGCAATTACCGGTGGAAGAATATTGGCATCTGGTTATATGAGCTCTACAACTCAGAGCAAACCTTCCCTTGATATTTTAAAAGAAGCGTTATTTAAATTTCAACTTGAACGCAATGGTTTAAGCGGAGTTTCAAATGAATTAACATTGGTAATTTCCGCAAGCACTGCCTCAGGTGGTAATCCAGCACAAATTCATGCATCTCTAGACTGGGAAGAAATATCACGCTAATATGTTATGATGCGTTTTAAAGAATATATTTCTGAGCAGGCAGAATATGATGGTCGTAAGGTGACTCTCAATGAGCCGTGGCGTAGCGACGATGAAAAGCATAAGTTTTATGTCTATGTGCGTAATGAAAAGGGCAATGTTATAAAACTTGGATTTGGTGATCCAAAGGCAGAGATTAAACGAGATGATCCAGAGCGCCTTAAAAACTTTAGAGCTCGCCATCAGTGTGATACAGATCCGGGTCCAAAGTGGAAGGCTCGTTATTGGAGTTGTAAGTTTTGGGAAAAAGGGAAGACTGTAACTGATTTATTGTCGAAGTAAACGACGATATAAATTATAATATGCAGTTGGTAAATGAGTTAACGGATAAAAATTTTTTAGTCTACGCGGCTAAACATTATAACAATCCACACTGTCTAGATATAAAAGAGTTTCACGCTGATCTTGCTCATCTGAAGTATATCAAAAAACTCTTTAAAAAATATCAAGATAAAAGTATACTTCAAGAGAGGCTAATCTTAAACCATCTCATTATACTTCACAATATGTTTTACCCTGAGGCAGCAACACGCATGTGTTTTAATCGAGTAAACGAACACAGTTGGCCAGCACTTAAGACATTTTTGCTTTATCTAAACTATATTCCAGAAGGCGAATATATAAATATACCTATTGATCTATACGTAGCTCGAACACTTCAAAGAATTTAAAACTATGGGACTCCTAACACGCACTACAGACACTGTTTACGCATTTAGATTTTTACGCTTACTCACTACTCCATGGACGAAAACAGGAGCCTATAAGATGGGGCTTATTGATGCTAATGGAAATGTAATTCGCAAACCAGAAACAAGTGAAGAAAAAAGTAAGTATAATATTTTTCATAAATTGGTCTTTAACGTTAAACGTATGCTTAATGTAATTCCATTTGGCAAGACTACAATTGCTTCGTATCTTGCGGCGCTCTATCTCATAAAAGAAAAAACTGGAGTTTCTGATCGAGCACTTGCTAAGGTTATCAAAGAGGCCACTGGGTGCGATCCACGTGCGCTTCATCTTGAAGAGTCTTTTTGGTATCTCAATGAAGACAACACTCTTCGTCATGGAACATACAAATTAACGCGTAACCTACCATTACAACTAACTGGAGACATATTGGCTCTCAAGAATACAACAATATCAATAGCAGAAAATTCATGCCCTGTTGGAAATATTTTTGGCGTAAATGTGTATGACGCCGTGCATTGTAAGACTGGACAAAAAGTATTAATAACTCAACACGATATTAAGCAATGAAAAACGAAGAAGTAGTTACTGGAGACGTTGCAATGCCACCTTCTGACTATCCTAAAAGTGGAGCAACATGGAGACTTTTTAATGTACCAACTGACATCTTTAGACGGTTTGAAACCGGGCGAAATAAGTTTGAACGCTGGTGTAAATATCTAGATATGGCAGATGAGGAGCAGCAAGCTTTATACAATTATGCCAAGAAAAATAGCAAGCATACAATTGTACTACGTGATTCTGTTAGTGGCGCTCTTCGTAGCATACGCAGACGTGCCATGAATGAATGAATGAATGAATCACGAGACGTGTAAAAAATTATTTACAACTCGCCTTTTTCTGTTTATAATAAACATCTGCTACACAGCGTAACATTTTCCAACATGAATGACAATAATACACACAGCATCTTCGAAGAACAAATTAGCCGCAAACCAAACCACTATCCATGGACAGAGCAGTTTATTGAGGCCATGCACAATGGATTTTGGACAGACAAAGAGTTTAGTTTTAAATCTGATGTGCAGCAATTTAAGGTTGATTTAAATGATCAAGAACGCGAGATTATTGTGCGTACACTTTCAGCAGTTGGACAAATTGAAGTTGCAGTAAAAACTTTTTGGGCCAAACTGGGAGAAAACCTGCCGCATCCTAGTCTTCAAGATCTAGGCTATGTTATGGCAAACATTGAAGTTATTCATAATAGTGCCTATGAGCGTCTACTTAGTGTGCTTGAACTAGAAGATATTTTTGAAGAGAATCTTAAACTTGAATGGATACAAGGTCGTGTTAAATATCTTCGTAAGTATACTCACAAGTTTTATAAAGATTCTAAAAAACAATATCTCTATGCTTTGATTCTTTTCACTCTTTTTGTTGAAAATGTTTCGTTATTTTCTCAGTTTTATATTATTAACTGGTTCGCTCGTTTTAAAAATGTACTTAAAGACACAGATCAGCAAGTAAAGTATACTCGCAATGAAGAAAACATTCATGCTCTTGTTGGTATAAAGATTATAAACACAATTCGTGAAGAGCATCCTGAACTATTTGACAATGAGCTTGAGGCACGCATCGCGCATGAAGCTGAAGAGGCATACAAGTCTGAAGCTAAGATTGTTGACTGGATGATCAATGGCATAAACGAACCTGGGCTATCAGCACCAATTCTTAAAGAGTTTATTAAAAATCGTATCAATGAATCCCTTGCTCAAATCAGTTTTAAACCAGTATTTGAAGTGGATAGAGAGTTGCTTGAGTCCACTATGTGGTTTGAAGAAGAACTACTTGGCAATAATATGGCGGATTTTTTTCACACCCGCCCGACTGAATATTCAAAGAAAAATCAAAGCTTTAGTGAAGACGACCTGTTTTGATGTGATATATAGATCTATATTATGAGTGATAAAATATATTGGTTAAATAAAGATAGTAGAAAATTTTTAGAGAGAGGATATCTCTTAGAGGGAGAAACTCCAGAACAGAGAATACAGGACATTGGAGATAGAGCGCAGGCGTTATTAGATGATATGCCTGGTTTTTCAGACAAGTTTGTAGACTATATGTCAAGAGGTTTTTATTCTCTTGCTTCTCCAATCTGGTCAAACTTTGGCCGTAAACGCGGGTTGCCAATCTCATGCTTTGGTAGTTATATACCTGATGACATGAATGGAATCCTCTCAAAGGTCGGAGAGATTGGTACAATGTCAAAAGTCGGTGGAGGAACTTCCGCATATTTTGGAGATGTGCGCGGTCGAGGAGCCCCAATATCTTCCGGTGGTGCTGCTACAGGTGTGCATCATCAGCTTACAGTTTTTGATTCGCTTATCAACTATGTCTCTCAGGGCAATGTACGACGCGGTTCTTTTGCAGCCTATTTGCCTATTGATCACCCTGACATTGAAGAGTTTCTTAAGATTCGTTCTGAAGGCAATGCTATTCAAGACTTGTCCATAGGCGTATGTGTATCAGATGAGTGGATGAAGAGTATGATTGGCGGCGACAAAGACAAACGTAAAGTTTGGAGCACAGTCATTAAAAAACGATTTGAGTCTGGCTATCCTTATATCTTTTTCTCTGATAATGTAAACAACGGCGCACCCCAGATGTATAAAGACAAGGGTCTTAAGATACATGCAAGTAACCTTTGCACAGAAATCTTTTTGTCTACATCAGAAGATGAAAGTTTTGTATGTGACCTCTCTTCACTTAATCTTGAAAAGTGGGACGAGATTGCAGAGACAGATGCAGTAGAGACGCTTGTATATTTCTTGGATGCAGTCATGTCTGAATTTATTTTGAAGACTGGAAATCCTGGCAATGAATTTATGAGAGCGCCTCGTAAGTTTGCTATCAATCAGCGTGCACTCGGTGTAGGTGTGCTTGGTTGGCATTCATTGTTGCAGTCAAAGATGGTGCCATTCGAGTCGATGGAAGCAAAGATGATGAACAATCAAATTTGGAGTACTATCCGTGCCAAGGCAGACTCTGCTACCTCCCAACTTGCAAAACTTTTTGGCGAGCCATTTATGTTAGAAGGCTATGGTCGACGCAACTCTACTACGCTTGCAATTGCTCCTACTACAAGTAGTTCGTTTATACTTGGACAAGTATCTCCAAGTATTGAACCGCTGAACAGCAATTATTTTGTCAAGGATCTTGCTAAAGGCAAGTTTACCTATCGCAATCCATATCTTGAAAAGTTGCTCAAAGAAAAAGGCAAAAATGATCAAGAAACATGGAAGGATGTTCTTACTCATGGTGGTTCTGTACAACATCTAGAATTTCTTTCTGCAGAAGAAAAAGATGTATTTAAAACCTTTGGTGAAATTAGTCAAAAAGAAATTGTCATTCAGGCAGCACAACGTCAAAAGTATATTGATCAAGGACAATCACTTAACTTGATGATTGCACCTACTGCAAAACCAAAAGAAGTCAACGAACTTCTTATCTTTGCTTGGGAACAAGGAGTCAAGTCGTTGTATTATCAACGTAGCGCAAATCCAGCACAGGAACTTGCACGTTCAATCTTAACTTGCAGCACATGTGAAGGGTAAAGACTATATAAAACTGTCTCCATTTTGGTATGCACTTAGTATGTTTGCAGTAGTACCATTTGCATCGATACTTATGATAGTGTCTGCTCTTTTAATGCTAACATTTTGGCCATTAGTTCCGTTTATCGCATATTTTGAAAGAAAGAACGACCCCATTGTTGATGATATAAATAACAGAAAATAATTTAAATATATTAAATATAATGATAGAAAACAACAGATGCCCAAAATGTAAATACGTCTACGAAGTCTCTTGGGATGAT